CTTGGGGGCGGGCAACTCCAGAAACTCCATGCGCTGCTCGATGGCATTGCCGGCCACCTTCAGAGCGTCCAGGTAAGCCTGACCGCCCTCCACGTGGGCCAGCTGGGCCCGCGTGAGTTCGGCCTTGGCCTCCTCGGCGTAGATGTTCAGCTTGTTCAATTCCTGGCGGTAGTGGACGAGCTGGGCGTTCGTCTCGGTGTGCGTAGCCTGGGCCTGGTCGTAGGCCGCAAAGAGGCGCTTGCTCTCGTCGTCGACGGGGGCGTCGCGCGTTACGACGAAGAGCACCATAGCGTGCTTGCTTGACGACTCGAACAGCCGACCGGTCAGCTGGTAGAGGTCACGGCTCGTCAGATTCAAGAAGCTGGCCGCAGTGCGGGGGTCAACGTCCGGATGGAACAGGCGCATGGCCCGGGCCAGCTTCGTGATGGCGTCGACAAAGTCGTTGGGGACGGGCGGTTGGTAGCTGGTGACAGCCTTTTCGGCCGTAGCCAGCTCCTTGGTGAGGGCGATCACGCGCTTCGACAGCCGAGAAATGATGCTGTTCAGCTTGTTGCGCAAGTCCACCTTGACCGTGTTAACCAGGTCGTCGGTATCAACGCTCAAGCTGACGGTCGATACAGCGCCGACCTGCTGCTGGATCTTCTTGCTTGCGTCGAGTGGCACCAGGGCCGGGTTGAAAACGGGCGTTTGTTCGTTCGACATCGGCAGTTCCTTTGTTGAGGTAGTGATTCGATCAGGGTTTGGTTATGCGAGGTTCTGGGCGGTCAGGTGCGTGTAGCCCACCAGGTTGCCGCCCCGGTTGTACGTGACGCCGAGCAACCAGGCGCGGAAACCGCACAGTGATGGCCAACCCTCCTCCTTGGGGAGGACGTCGTCGGCGAACAGCATGTCGCGCACGTAGTCGGCCGACAGCAAGAAGCCGAAACGCCGGACGTACCGGCACCACATCTGAACTCCGGACCGGTAGCGATAGCTATTCACGTCCGGGCGCTCGAACAGATCGGTAAGGACCATCCGCCAGCACACGAGGATCGCGATCGGCACGATCCCAGGAAAGGCACAATCGATGTTGTTATATTCTTCGAGTTCGATATCCGTCAGCGCGTGGCCGTCGACCGCGATCGACTTGGGTCCGACGTTCACGTCCCGGACGGGCAGCCAGGACGAATAGTACTCCGTGATGACTCGGTTGCGCTCCCGGGCATATCGGTTGCGATCCCGGGCATAACGGCGACCCAGCCCGGCCAGGTTGTCGTTCAGGTTGTCGACCACGTCCTTAGCCACCACATCAGTCAGGTCGGGTGGTATATCAATCATCGTCGACGATCCTTTCCTTCTCGGGTGAGGCGCGCTCCAGAACCCGAGCAACGCGTGTCAGAGCGCCGTTCAGCTGGTCGCGAAGCTGCTTCGCGTTCCAGTCTGCGAAGAGCTGGTGCCCGCAGCTATCGCAGATCTGGCTCTCAGTGCTGAATGAATCACGTGCCGCCGTGATCAGTACCATCGCCTGTCGGAGCTTCGAGTCGCGCTCCTGGCTGGTCAGGTTGGTTAGGAGCAAGAATCACCTCCTTTGTCGAGACTGAGATCGGGCGAATCGTAACACAGCCGTTTTGTGTCACTTCGGTGGCGGCTTCACGCTGCCGGCGGTAGCGCGCCACGTTGGAGCAGCTGACGGAGCAGCAAACCTCGCCGCACTTGTTCCGCTGGAGCGCAATCCGCAAGATGCTTTTGCGCCGCCGGAACGACTGGCCACAGACCGGGCAGACGAGCGTGGCATGGCCGCCCTGGGTCCGACGTGTCCATTTCGTCGAGCACGACTTTCCGCAAAAGACTGGGCAGCCTGCCCCGTTGCGCTTCTCTATCTTGGACAGGATGATGGCAAACTGCTCGAACAGGCACTTACACATGGCGCAGAAGCGCCACTCGGTCCGCCGCCGTTTACCCCCTGGCGGGATGTACTTGTAGACCTTCTTGATCGAGCGGCGTTGCTCGATGGTCAGTTCCGACAAGCTGGTCACCTTGGTCAGATCGAACATAGTTTTCTCCGCCATCTCATGGGGTGGAAAACGGCTGCCCTGGTCGGTGACGAACCAACCACAGCGACTCCTTATTTGACGCGGCGAGGGGACAGATTTAGCGGTGCGTCGGGAATGACGCAAGATGTCTGTCGATGATGTCGGCCTGCTTGGCAGAACGGGCGGCACCACCGCCCAGAAGCAGCCTCAAATCGTTCAGGCCGGTGCCGTGCTGGACCAGGCCGTACAGTCCGGCCAGGGCGGGGATGCCGCCGATGCCGCCCACGAACTTCGTGAGGCCGGACAGCGGCCCGGCAGCCATCGAGCCAACGAACGACGGGTTAGACAGGGTCCGGGCCAGGCCGGACTGCCAGGGCTGCATGCCAGGCAGACCCTGCGGAAAGAGCGTCTGAGCTATTGGGTTCTGGGAAAGGCGGTTGGCGGCATGCAAACGCTGGAGATGACCCGGAATGTCGTAGGCCTCCGGGGCCGGCTTCGTGAGGGTATGGGCGTCCTCGAAGGTTGACGGCATGTGCGGGGCCGGCAGAGTCGGCGAGGGGAGCGGTCCAGGCGCCTGCACAGGCTGCGCAGGCGGCTGTCCTGTCCCGGTGTGTAGCGAGTTGAACCACATCTGACCGACCCTCATCTAACTGCCAGGTTACCAGGAGCTACTCGGCCGGCTCCACGTTGCCTGGCTTCCAGCCCTTGGTGAGGCCCTCCAGACCAAAGTGCTTCCCCTCGGCCAGGGCCGGAACGAAGGAACTACCAGTCCGGTCCGAGATGGCACCGGTGTGGGCCGCATGAAGCAGGTGCTTCTCCAGATTGGAGCCCAGCATCTGGGTCATCCAGTCCGGGTCCGCGGCCAGCGTGTCCTGGGAGCGCAACATCACCGGCTCGAACGGCGGCGGCTCGGCGTGGACCGTCAGCTGATGTACCCCGTGCCGCTCCAGGACGGGCAAGTGGGAGCGCTTCACCTGGGTGCCGATGGAGTAATGCAGCACCGGCCGCTCGAGATACTTGCCCAGGGCCGCCTTCAGCGCCACGGCCTCGTGCCCAGGGCGCGGCTCGTAGGAGGCCGCCAGGGTGTGATAGGGGACGACGTCGCCTGGGACGTGATCACCGGACTCCTCGGTCAGGCGGACGTGATTGATCAGACCGCGGGCCAGGAGCTCGACGTTCCGGCGGTGCAGAATCGTGCTGGCGTTGGCCGCGGTCTGGCGGAAGAGCTCGACAAACCTGCGCCGCCCCTCACCGACGCCCTTGTGCTTGACCAGCTCAGCCGGGTTGGGGACCCCCTCGGAGAGCGGGTCGCCGGCTTCTACCTCATCACCCACCTTGGCGGTGATGTCGCGCCCGTGCGGGACGTAGTGCGGCTCACCGCCGACGGTGACGTAGTGGCCGCCCTGGGCGGCTGGCTCAACTGACTCCACCTTGCCGTCCTTCTGAGCATGGGCAGCGCCACCCGGAAACTCTTGCGGGATCGAGACCAGCTGGTCGATCAGCTTGAAGCCCGAGACACCACCCATGGTGCCGGCAACGCCACCCTTGTGCTTGCTCGAGTTTGACACGATCAGACCATTTGCGAGAACGAACAAGTGGTCCGAGTGGTCGACTTCGAGGTCGTAGGTTGGCAGGCACCCAACCGGCTCCTGACGCTTGCGGTGGTATTTACCGCCGTTGTCGTCGTACTTGGCCGACTGCTGCGCGGTGAGTCTATCCGCAAGGACGCGTTTTTTGACGCCGTACAGCGGTATCAAATTTGAGAACTTGGCCACCTCCTCGCGGCGGCTGATGGTGAATGAGTACAGCGTCCCCTTGCGACCACTATCTGTGCGACCAATCTGGCTGGTATAGATAGCGAAGCGTACCTGTAGCAATTCGCGCAGCCGGGCGACGAGTGGCAAAGACGTCGACCCGAAAGCCACGTACGCGGCTCCAACGTCGCGATTTTGAGTAGCGACGTACACTGATCCGTCCGTCACGAACAGGCCGGAGATCAGGTCTCGCACTGACTGCTGGTCCCACGACCAAACTTCGTCAGGAATCTCCTTCTCGTGCGCGTACTTGCCGTACATCCTGTACTTACACAGAACGGATTTCGCCACATTACGCGAGCCGGGAAGCATCCGCCCCATCGTCGGGTCCTGGCGGACGGGATCGACCTTGGAGTTAATCCGCCAGTAACCACGCTGGCCGGCGCACAGCTTGGCTCGCAAACCAAGACCGTCGAGATAGGTAGCAATGTCTTCCATCAAGCTCGTGTCGAAGCACGACAGATACACGCCGCCGACAGACGGAACATGACAGCCGTCGCCGAGTAACAGCCCGAGCAACAGCGCAAACGGCTCCGGCGAGCCTCGGTCGTAGTCAACGCTTGTCGTCATTCGGGCACCGAGCCTCAGCGCCTTGACGCCCACCGGCTGCACACCGGTTACCTTCTTGTTGTGTGGTAGAGCCCAATAATGCGTAGTCGCCAAAATCTTGTGGTCGGGTGTCGACACCAGGTCAATCGCTTCCTTGGATCGCGAGACGTGAAAAACCGTCCTGACACAGTCCCTCAACCCGTTTGCGTAAGTGTTGGTCACGCGAACCGGGAAGGCCCGACCGGCGATGTCGGCACCCATTACCTCCTCACCGGGACAGATCGACTCGATCGGGCGGGTCGTCCAGTCCGCCATTCGCACCAGAGTACCCTCAGCCAAGCATAAGCTCATCTGCGACAACGGCTCCCCAACCGACTGCGCGGCGCTGAGGCCGACGTAGTCGCCTACCGGCGTCAACCCACCACGCTCACGGACGCCGACGTCGTAGGCGTACACGCCACCGTCGGCGGGGCCGCCGGCGATCGGGCTGCGCACCAGGAGGTGATCGATGCCTTTCGAGCGCAGCTCGGAGAGGAGGCGGGGGCTAAGGTGGGTGTTGCGCGGGTAGCCACCAGCTGAAGCGGCCAGGTAAGCACCCTCGTTGTCCGGGTCCGAAACATCGACAGGCAGCCCCATCGGGCGATCCGGTTCGTGGGGGTGAGGCGAATCCTTGGCGGTGACGATGAGACGATGTGTGGCCTGTTGGAGGCGCTTTCCCAGATAACCGGCGTCCCGCGTACCCTTCTTTACGTCAACCACACCGCGCCGTCCGCCGTAGGTGCCAGCGAAGTACGACGCTGGGTCCAGGCCCTCCGCGTAGCTTCGCAGCACCGGGATGGGCACCTCGCGATCATTCTGGTCGACGTAGAGCAGGTCGCCACCGCGCAGGCTGCGCAGGTTGGACGGGTTGCCCTTGGAGCCTGAAGCAATCTGAAGGGCCAGAGGGTTGCCCTCCTTCAGACCCTCCTCCATGACGGCCTTCTCCATCGGCTCGCGAACGCGGCCGGCCGCCTTGACGATCGCCTTCTCCTTATCGGTCGTCGACAGCGACTGATCAGCCAGGATCCGGTCCACTTCCTTGCGGACCTGTTCGCGGTGGGGAATGGCCGCTGGCGAGACGAGCAGGTGTCGAAGCCCGAACGAGTAGCCACCCGACGAATAGGCAGCGTCGCGGCCGGCCTGGGTCAGCGCGTGGCTGACGTCGCGATACTTCTCGGGAAAGCTGGTGGCGACTTCCTGGAGGAGAGAGGCCAGGGTCTTCTTGGTCAGCTCCGCCGGCACCTTGTGCCGCAGCTCCGGCGGGAGGGCTTCCTCGATCAGAAGGCGGCCAGGAGTCGTCACCGCGGTAACTCCTTGAGCAGAGTTGCTGGGTTAGCCGTCACCACCTCGGCCCGGTCCAGACCCATCGTCGCCAGGGCGTGATTGAACTCGGGATCGCCAGCATGACTGACGAACACCCAGCCAGCGTCCATCTGCACTGCCAGAGCCACGGTGTTGCCGTGCTCATCGCGGATGACGAGGCGGGTGACCTCGATCACGACGGGAGGGCCGAACCGCGAGTGCGCTTCGAGCCGCATGAGTCACCCCAGAAGGCGATCAGGCTGCCCCAGCCCGGTCGGAGTTACGGGCGAGGATGGCGGCGATGCGGCCCGACGGCGGACGGAGCGCCTCGCCATGGGGCCGGCCCACCGAGACCGTGTCGTCTTCTTGGTCCTGGGACGACTTGGCTCCGGCGCCCGGCATGGGGCTGATGGGCTGGAGCGCGTTCTGCCCCTGAGCCTGGGGTGCCTGTTGCTGTTGCTGTGACTGTTGCTGAATGACGGACGGATCGCTCGTCGACCCGGGCGCGCCCATGGGCATGGGCATACCGGTCTGAGGGTCGCGGTTGGGGCCCGACAGGATGTGCTGCGGCAGCTCCCAGGGGATGTTGAGGGCGCCAAAGAGAGTCTGGCCCATGTGCATCATGAGCGACTTCAACTGGTAGACGTCCATCGCCACGGTCGAGATGTCAGGCTTGGTCGGCTTGCCGGCCTGAGCCGGCGCAGCGGGTGCGACCGGGGCCGGCTGCGGGGCCGCCGGCATGGCGGCAGCCGCATTAGGGTCAGCCGGCGGGGCCGCAGCCGCCATGCTGGGGTCGGCGCCGCCCGGAGGCGGAGCGGCACCGGCAGCACCGCCGCCTTGCTGTTGCATGGCAGCGGCAATGTCCGGTGGCGGCGCAAACGCCTGCTTCTGGGAGGCCAGGTTGGCCTCGGTGAAGTGGGTGGCGATGTCGAAGAGTTCCCAGTTGATGCGCATGGTGGGCGTGGTCCGGACGCGGTGGAAGTTACGACCCGCCACGATGGTAAGCCCACAGCGGCGCGGGCGTACAGCCGGAGTCAGCCGCCCGGGGCGGCTAAGCTCAACCTCCGACGATCTCCACAGGGGTGCCCAGAGCCAGCTCGCCGCGCCGATAGGCGGCCAGAGCGTCGGCGCGACTGCGGAACAGGCGGGCGCGGCCGTCCTGGCGGGCTGTCGAGGCCGCGTGCAGGCCCTGGAGGTACTCCATGCCCGGCGCCTGATGCACCCGGAACGTGGATGCCTTGAAGAGGTTCTTGCTGGGCAGCATCTTCTCAATCGTGTCCTGAACAGCATCGTCGGAGACGGGAACGTGAAACTGTGACGCGTCTCCGTCGAAGTCCATGTTCATGCCGGACGTCGCCAGCGGGGGGAAGTGAATGGTGTCGTCGCTTACCAACTTCGGGAAGAAGGCCATGTCGTTGTAGCGGTGCAGGACGGGGTAGCGATTGACGACAACCGGCCGCTCCCCCATTTCCTCGATCAGGGCGTCCTTTGCTTGTTTCGTCTGGTCGCGCACAGCCCGGACGGCTTCCACACGCGGTACGCCTCGCCGCACCAGCCGACGGACGACGAATGGCTGGAAGACCTCCCAGGCCTTGGACTCCGGCAGGCCCACGTGGTCCATGTCCATATCGGGGTCGGGCACCACGACGGCGCGGCCGGCGAGGTCGACGGTCGTGCCGAGGAGCTTCTGCTGCAGGGCGGAGTACTTGGCCGACGACCCCAGCACCGTCTCCAGGACGCCCTTCACGCCGCGTTCGACGTTCTTGGGGTGCGTGGGTCCGCCTAAACCCGCAACGGCCTTCATGGCGTCGTATACGGCCAGGCGCTCGGCGCCAACGTCGGCAACCTTCCCCTTAAGGGTGCTGAGGTTGTCGTTGGCCTCAATGACCTCGCGGTAGAGGGGGTTGGCGTCGTTGATGAGCTGACCACGACCACCCGCCATCATGGAGACAGGGCGGAACATCGTGGGAAGCACGGGAACGGCATGCCAGACCCAGTCACCCGGGTGGACGCCGGTCTTCTCGGCGGCCTTGAGGTAGCGCAGACGGCGCGACGCCTCGTCACGAGCACCCTTCCGACCGGAATCAATGGCTTTACGGGCAGTCTCGATCTCGGCCGGGACGTCGATCGCCTTCAAGGCGTGCTCGACAGCAGCGGGGCCGGTACGACCACCCATCTCTTCACGGCCAGCCAGGACATCGCGGAACTTCTTCTCTGTGAGGCCGAGGAGGCGGCGCGCCGGGTCCTCAAAGGCCGGGTTCAACATGGGCTCGTGCAGCGGGATCTTCGACCAGGATGAGGACCCGTGCCCGCCCGTCGCCTTCGGGTCGAACAGGCCGCCAGCGATCGGCTTTAGACCTTCTCCCCACTCCACCAGATCGCCATTGCGGATGGTGCGGTCGCCGGCCAGCGTGTCGATGTCCTTGCTGGTCAGCGCCATCAGGTGCAGGCGCGGCCCATCGCGACGGACCCGAATGCCCGAGGCGGTCAACTGCTGGAGGAACTTCTCGTACTGCAGCGGCACTTTCGGCTGCGGCAGCGGGTAGCCAGCTGTGTAGGCCGCCCAGAGGTCGTCGTTGCGGGCGCCGCGGGTGACGTGAGCATCACGAAGCAGCGGCACACTTCCGTGCGCAAGGATGGCCTGGCTGTCGCCGAGCGACAGACGCAAGGCACCACCGCCGCCGCCCTTCTGCGGGGCACCGGACGGGTCGTAAGAGCCAAGACCGCGGCCGGAGGACTTCCCCTCCGCCTGGTGGTGGAGCTTCATGATGAAGTTCATGCCAGTCGTCACGCCGGGAATCTTGCGGCCCGTCGTCGGGTCAGTCACGGTTTCCTGCTCGGGGAGGCCGTGCTTCTTCAGCTCGTCGAGGGCGAACTGGGTCAGGTTGCGCCGGGAGTCCCAGTCATGGAGCACATAGGGCTGGCCTGTTTTGGCGGCGACGCGGCCCAACGCGCCCTCAATCCATAGGGCGGGATTGATGCGGCTAACGATCTGCAACGGCGACCAGGCCATGTCGAAGGGCCGGCCGGACTCGTCGTGCGGCATCTGGTGATCCGGAACGACGTGGACGACGCTCTTCGAGCCGTAGCGACTGCTGTTCCCGCTCCAGACAGTCAGGCCGTTACGTCGCACATAGATGACATGACCCGGCACGGTCACGCAATAGACCGGCTCCCGGTAGTTTTCGACAAAGTACTCCTGTTGGGTTCCCTGGCTACGAGTGTGGCCGTGATTGACCTGCGGGGTCAACTTGGTGTTGATGATGCGAACGTCGTATATGGGCAGAACTCCACGCACCTCATGACCGTTGATGTAGCTATTCCGGTGATTCTGGTCTCTGGCCTTCACGTTGGCTGCAATGCCGATGTGAAGACACAATCTCATCATATCGTCGGCCAGTCGCTTCGAGGTCGTCGTGTAGCTGATCGGTAGTTTTCGAGTGTGGCCGTCACCCCACATCAGCCAGTGGAACAGAACTCGCAATAGCCGCGGCGAAAACGCGAACACCTCGTCCGGGATGTACTTCTCGTGGCAGTAGCCAAACTGGCGGAAGTAGTTCATCAGAGTCTTTGAGTAAATCCGGAAACGGTTGGGTGTCTCACAATACTTGACACCGGCCGCCTCAAGTGCTTTACGCAACTCGTCACGACCGGACGGCTTGATCTGATGCAGGTCGATACCGTAGGTGCCGCTTGCCGGATGGTCGATCAGGCTACCTTCCGACAGATAAGCTCCCAACAGCATGAGATAAGTTTCGGGACGCAGTGTCAGGTCCGGCATGGTCGACAACGTCTTGCCGCCTTGACCGACACGAGTTAATGCGCCAGCTAGCTCAACAACACCGGGCTCCTCGCCGACCCAGACACCGTTCTTTTTGTAATTCACCCTCCTACCGTACAAGTCCCCAGCCGGAATCAGATCAAAAGACGAGCTGCCGCGCGTCTTGACGTACATTCGGTGTTCCGCAGTCACGAACAAGTCGACTTGCTGGGACTTGATGCGGTACATCCAGCCGCCAGTGGGATAGGAGTGAATTGCAGTCGGTCGTTGGTACACCACCAGTCCATCGACCAGGCTACATACCTCGTCATCAAGATCGATATCGGCAATGGGCCTCCACCCGCGACGCGTCAGTACTTCAGTCGACTTGTCGAAGCAGAGCTTGTCGCCAGTCTTCATCGGCTGCGTCGACTTGACCACCACGTTGACGCCGTCGCGGCCGTTCACCACGTCAGTGACGACGCCGGCATCGTGGTGGTCCCAGGTCAGACTCTTGTCGGCGAAGTTCATCTTCGACGACTTGCCGACCTGGGCGTGGTCGCGCTCGCGCTCCTGGGCCACAAGGACGAGCGGGTCGCCGTATGAGACAGGAGTGCCCGGCTTGATGATGCCCTCATCGTCGAAATTCTCGAGCATCTTGCGAGGGTACTTGCCGGGGAAAAGAGCGACAAAGGCTTTCTTCCCCCTGCGGTGGGAGTCATCCCAGTCCTGGCGGTGCTGGTAGCTATGCTGCGACCGCATCCGGTCTGCAAAGGATTGGGAGATGAGGCCGGAGTCCTCATAGATCTTCCCAAGGGCCGGGACGTAAGCGATCCGGGCGTTGAGGCCGTAGGCCAGATGGCCGCGGCGGTCGGTGAAGTTACTCTGGGCCAGGACCTGACCGGGCGTCACAAGTTCGCCAGGCTTCACCAGGGGGTCGTTGTGCAGGTACGTCTTCCTGTTCGATGGCTGATTGTTGTAGAGCTCGTACTCCTTCCGCTCGCCATCGTCATGACGGACAACAACCGACTGTGGCGTTACCTTTTCGATCCGGCCGCCGCGGTCGGCCATGACGGCACCGGCGTGGCGGCCGTACAGCTCCTCGAAACTCCGGCCCGGCTGACCCGGCACGCCCGACCTCACCAGAGGCGCCTCGGCGTTCTCTAGCGGCAGAGCCTGGGCCGCCATGCGGGCACCCATGCTCGCGCGTTGCGCCTTCATCGCCGACTTCATAGGCACCAGGTTCGACAGCGGCGAGAACGACTGCTCCATCGACGGCAGCTCAAGACTGGCGCGGTGGCGTGGGACATAGGTAGCCCGGCCGCGGTCGAGAGCAGCAACATACGGCTTGTTCTGAGCGAGCTCGCCCGGAAAAGCGACAACCAGATTCGACACATCCTGCGGGGACTTGTAGACGATCGAGCCGGTGTGGATGTCGCGGAACGGTGCGTACAGGCGGCCGTCGGAACCCTTCTGCACCCCAAAGGCCACGCGAGAATCGACACCTGCGGTTTCGGCTTCCGGGGCCTTCACAAGATCGATGAACCCCAGCTGGCTGGGATGAACAGCCGTGGCCTCGGCCGGAATGGCCTCAGACGACAGGCCGCCTTCACCCATTCGGGTAATCCGCGACCCGTGGTCAACGAACTCCGCGGCACTGACCCCTTCAGGGCTCGAGCCAAGACCCGACGTCTGGAGCACATTCGTGATCGAGCGGTTGAACACGCCTGGCGGCATCTTCCCCAGATGACCGTGGAAGGTCGCCTGCCACAACGCCTTCTGGAGAGTCTGGCGGTCGCGCGTCACGCGCTCAGCCAGCAGGTCTTCCGGCCCCAGAACTTGCTGGTATGCCAGATGTTCCCGGTCGTCCGGCTCGGCCCGACCGCGGTTGACGTCCAGTAGCTTCCGCGTTACTGCCAGCAGCACATCCTTGTCGATGTGCTCGTGCGGCTTCCCAAGCGTCGAACGCATGACGTCGGGGTCGAGACGCATATCGCGGACGGCGGCGGCCAGGTGTTCGCGACGCGTCCCGGGCGTGTCTTCGGCGCCGGCTGGCGGCTTGCGGACCATGCGGTCATACAGGCGCTGGAGGTGGTGGTCGGAGTCCAGGGGTTGGTTCTTGGCGAAGACCTCACGACCCCAGGCCTCACGCAGCTCCTTGTCGGTAGCGCCGAGCGCGCGCAGGAGTGGGATAGCCGGGACCTCGGCCTGGCCGACGCGAACCTTGAAGAGCTGAGTCTCCGGCTCGAAGAAGTAGCGGTGACTGGCACCGCGGCCAGCCACGGCGGCGTGCGCCTCGACCTGCTCGTTCGCCTGGCGGCGGACGTAGATCCCCGGGCGCAACCTCGACTGGTGACTCAGGACGTAGTCGCTCCCGTTGAAGATGAACGTCCCGCGCTGCGTCAGGTGCGGGACACGGGCCAAAGTCATCGTCTTCTCGTCGGCCACCTTCCCGGTGGCGTTGTCGGTCAATCGCCACGTCCCAGCCAGCCGCCGCGCCAGAGTGCCGCCGGAGAGGAGGACTTCCTTTTGTTTGCTGATCGGGTGCTCGTCCGGGCCCTCGTAGTGTGGGTTGTGCAGCGACAGGGTGTAGCGAACGTTCTTGAGCGGCTCCAGGTTCTGGGCGGCGCCCAGGACAGAGTCGTAGATGGCGGTGCGGAGTGCTGGAATGTCCCCGAACCGCCGGCGGGTGACGGGTTGGCGGCCGCCCGGGGCGGCCAGGGGCGAGACAGGAGTCGTCGGTGCGTCAGGCATGGGCAATGACGGCTAAAGAAAGGCCGCCCGGTCAAGGCGGCCTGGCTCACTACAGCCGCTGCGTGTCGCCACGCAGGCCGTACCGAGTCATCTTACCACAGCCGCCGCAGTAGTTGTCCCCGACATGGACGCGGTAGCCGCACCCGCAATCATCATCGTTGGCGAAACTCCCCGTCCGCAAGGCGTCGATCAACTCGAAGAGGTTCATCATCTCATCGCAGGGGCGCTCGAGATGCTCCTGACGCCATACGTCACACGTGTGACTTCCTCCGGCGTGTATGTATCCGGCCATGATGCGGTAGGCGCCTGTTGGCACCTTCAGGTCGAAGATGACGTACTTATCACCCGTCATCTCCATCGCCTTCCAGACCGCCTCGGACAGCGCCCGAACAGCGAAGCGGCTGTACAGCTTCACGTGCTCGTCGTTCGGGGCCTTGACCCCCAGCCGGATGTATAGGGATAGGCTCTGCAGACTCGTCCGAGCACCGTTCGTGAACTCGCGCAACATCGTGATACTCCACCCTGCCGCGGTGACCAGCCGGGTTTCACCTGGCCCGGCCAGTGAGGGTTGGTGGCAGGCTCCGTCCCTCACCACATATGCCATGGGGAGGAGTCTGATTTAGGCTCAACAGTGCGTAGGTAGTGACGACAGGCGAGGTGCAGGAAAGGCCAGTCCCTCCCACTTGTGGAGCGGGAGGGACTGGCAACTAGCCCTCGAGGGCCTGGGCAATCGCGACCAGCTTGACGGCCACCAGGACGGTGATCGCCGCCGGCCACAGGCTGTTGGCGGCCACACAGGTGAACACACAACCAACGATTGCAAGGCCGATGAGAAGGACTAGCAGGTCCGAGGAGCTCACGATGGAGTCCTTTCGGGTCGCCGCACCGGCCACTGTAGGGCCGGAAAACGGCTCAGGCTACGTCATGCGGCACGTCGTGGACCCACTCTAGCAGACGGGCCCAGGCGGGAAGGACTCCCTAGCGGACGTCCCGGGAACGGAGCAGGCCGCGCACGAAGCGGGCCGCACGCTCCCTCGGGTCGAGCGGTGCCACCCCCTCCGGGGAGGCGGCACCGTCGGGCGGACTGGACGAAGCTACCGCAGATTTTGCGGTAGCCGAAGCACCCTTCGAGGTCGGGACCAGGCGCGCGTAGACGGGCGGCGCCTGGGTGTACGCGTCCTCTTCCAGAGACTCACGCAGGGCCTTGGCCTTGGCAGCCTCGGGATCGGCTTTGCGTGCGTAGTTGTAGCCGAGAGCGCCGGCGCCCAAACCCAGCGGGATGGCGCCGGTCAGATACATGCTGGCCGGGGCCGACCAGGCCTTGTTGCTGCCGCCCCACTGCCACGGCATGAGGTGCTTGCCGAGCCAATCGATTGCCCGGTCAACCATCGGGGCGCCTTCAGCAGCCGTCTTGTCCTGGCGGCAGTCAGCCTCGCAAACGTCGGCGAGCTGCTCCAGGGCGGCTGCGGCCTTGGCCCAGGCGGAGTCAGCAGGCACCGTACCACCAATGAGCGACTCGAAGGCGGTCGAGAGCTTCTCCAGATCGACCGGCTCATGCTGGCGTGTGAGCAGTTGGCGGTACTCGTTTCGGGCGTCCTCAGCTTCTTGCCTCATGGCCTGATGCTTGCGCCACTTGAGGAGCTTGTCAGCCAGGCCGTAGCCGCCCAGGGCGGCCAGCGGGGTGCCGACGTAGGTGAGGGGCGCCTTCCAGGTCGACCATTGCGACAGGACGCCGCCCAGGCTGGCCGGATCGTCAGGCGCCGTCCCGCCCTCCAGGGCCTGCTTGGCCGGGACCATGTCCTCGTCGCCCACCACCTTCGGGCGGTATGGGAGGTCAACCACGACAGGGCGCGGCGATTTCACGGGGCGCGGTGTCATGCCGTGGGTGAGTAGCGAACCCAGCCCAACAGCCGATCGCACGCCGGCACCCAGGGCGCCGGCCGTCAGGAGATAGCGACTGACGTCACGCAGGACCTGTGCGCGCTCGCTGTCGTCGGCCCGCTTACCAGGGTCGCTTGAGTGAGACGCCGTTGTTGCCGCCATGGTAGTGCCTCCGCGCATTCTCAGGTACGGGCATGCCGTAAGGTTCCAGCCAGGTGAGCCACACCACCCACTTACCCGGATCAGTGTGCTCGCGGACGAGTTCGCTCCGCAGGACCCAGGCGCCGTTGGCGATCTTGTCCATGATCTCGCAGTACTCCTCCATCTGGGTAGGGATCTCGAGGATCGCCGTCCCCAGATCGACCGCGATGGGAGTCTCCTCGTACTCCTCCTGGCGCACCAGCGGCGGACTCTTCCCCTTGAACGGGTAGCCTTCCTGCGTGCCCGGCCAGGCAAAGGGGGTGCCATCCTTGGCCGCCGGCCTGCCGAAGTACTTGGGCGAGAAGATGAGCGGCCTCCTCTCAGGCGATCGGAATAATGGAGCCGGAGCGGAGAGCGGGAGACTTGCGGGCCTGCTCACGCACGCGGGCGTCGTCGGCCATGCGCTGGTAAGCACGCAGGAGTGACTCCTGGTGCACCGACTCAACGTCGTCACGCTCGCCGGCGTTGTGCAACTTGCCGGCACCGTAGCCGAGGGCCAGACCGCCGGCGGCCGGAATCCCCAGAGCTGCTGCGCCCAGAACGTCGCCGTAGCGGGTGGCGCCTTCGGTGCCCAGGCCCAGGAGCTTCAGGACCGTGGTCGTCATCGGGCCGGCAGCACTCTTGCTGACAAGCACGGCCTCTGCGGCCTGGGCAATGCCATCGGGCGTGTTGATGCCACGCTGCAGGCATTCGAGCAGGAAAGCCGCTTTCACTGCCTGGCGGCCGTCCAGTTGGTAGTCCTCGGCCTTCTTCTTGGTCTTCTTGTGCCTGGGCAAGTGGCTAGGACTGTGCGATTCCCACTCGCCACAGTTCCAGGACCCGTTCTGGTGGCGGGCTTTCAGGACGTAGCATTTGGACCTTTGGGCCTGGCTCACGAATGGCACGGCTTCGGCTCCTGGCCGCTCGGGGCGGCCGTGCGAGACCACGTATCTAACGCGTGCTGTGACGCGTTTTAGATCTTGAGCTTCTCGTAATTCGGCGAGTGCATGACAAAGTAGGTCGGGATGCGGTAGCGACGGTCCGGCCGGCCGTTGAGCTCAAGGCCCTGGTGGAAGCCGACAGGACGCGAACGCCGCTGCTCGCGGACCTTCTTGAGGCAGATCTCCGGGTCAGTTGGGTCACCCTGGAGCTTGGCCTCCTTGATGCACTCGATCAGGTTCTCGACGCAGCGCATGACCTCATCACGCTCGTCGCGGTAATTCATCACCTTGACCTGAGCATTTAGCGCCTCGGCGCGCTTGAGGGCGGTGCGAACGGTGAGGCCCTTGATGGACCCATCATTCGCGTCCTCGAGCACTACCATACCTTCGACGGCGAAGAATTCCTGGTTGCGGAAGCGGTAATGCTTCCCTTCTTGCGGTTTGGGTATCCAGAAAGCTGACATGGGCGAGTGTTGGATATTGGGCCGTTAGCCACCCAGCACCGCGGGGACGATCCCCTTGATAATGCCTGCCCAAGTGCCGGCGCGCTGCAGCGATTCTTGGGTTTCGGGGCGCAGGCCCGCAAGAGCACCCAGAGTACGGCCGACAATGAGACCGGAGACATAACCGCTGCCGGCACCGACAGCGATGCGTGCCACGTCGTAGGGAGAGATTAGTGGCGAGTCGCCACGAGCCAGGCCGGCTGCCTCAACGAGGCCCACGGCGGCGGCGCGGTCGGGAACAGGAGTCATCGGGTCCGACCAGAGGACGCGATTGAAGTGGTCGCGTTCGATAACCGGGGCGTGATCCAGTGCGCCTGCCTCAGCCTGGGGACCGTCGTCCTCGGCCGCCTTGTCGTCGTCGAAGAGCTCGGCGAGAGCGGCGTTGGCCTTCGTCAGCACCGGATCAACGTCAGTTGTCGGAGACGGGGGCGGCCAGGGTGCGACGGGATTGCGGCCCTGGACGGTGTTGTCGACGGCCTGTAGGACGCCAGGGATGGCGCCGACACCGGCGCCGAGCAAACCGAGCGTGCGACGGAGCTTGCCCTTCTCGAAGTACTTGTCGGGCAGGACGTGCTCTCCCAGCCATCCCAGGCCGTAACCAGTAGCACCGGTCAAGGCGGCGCCGGCCAGAGTGTTGACCAGGGGAGACGAGTCGGCCCCCAGAATCTTGCCGGGGACCAGGCCGTAGGCGGTCGCGAACGGCCGAACCAGGTCGCGGACCTCGACAGCCGACGCCTTGAGCATGACCCAGGGACCGCCGTCCTTCGGTGGCTGCATCTCAGGACCGTCGGCGGCGATGACCTCGGAGACACCAGGGACCTTGAGCTCGCGCTTCCAGACCCGTCCCGTCTCCTGGAAATTATCGCTGTCGGAGTCGCTGAATGAGAAGAAGACTGCCTTCGTGTTCGGGTTGAGGTAGGCGCAGTGGCCGCCCAGCGGGGCGAGCTTCCGCAACCGGGCCAGAGCGGCACGGAGGCGGCCAGCCAACGGCGAGGCTGATTTGACGAGCTCTCTTAGTCTTTGCGGAACCGACGTCCACTGATGGAAGGGGTTGGGCACAGGACGTCCCTCCGGTAACGTAGAGCTTTCAGGGCGGCGTCACCGGAAAGCCCAAATACCCTCTCGGACAGCTTGCGGCCGAGGGCAGCCACACTCTCAGCCGTGAGAGTAACTGCCCTGCCGGTGTCGTTATCAAGCACTTCGACAACAAACTTGCCCGACATGTCAGTTCCTCCGGCGCGAGCCGTTGCCGCCCAGGGTCGGGCCGATCACACCGACAAGGGCTTCAGCCAGGTCGTGAATGTCGCCGTGGTTGTGAAGGTCTACACGCAACTCGACGCTGGAGGCAACCAGGCCGCGGAGCTTGTCCGGGTTGAGGTTGCGGAGGAGATGTGTGACCTTGCGGCCGTCGGCGTGCACGAATGACACGTCGCCAAACATTCCGTCGCCCTCTATTTCTTGTTGCGCTTGGATCGTGGCGCCGCCTCAGCCGCCCCGGGCGGCTGCGGAGCCGGAGGCGGGGCCGGAGGTGGGGCCGGAGGCGGTGATTTGGAAGGGGCGACGGGGACCGGCACCGGAAGCGGACTAGACGCCTCCAGGCAGCACTGGAGGTAGCGGAGCCGGTCGATGACGTCGTCAAACTCGTCCGTCATGTAGGCGTGAGCGCGGAATCCGACCGCCTTGACGGCCGTGTTGCGCAAGGCGTCGTAGCTCGCGCGCGGACTATCGGCGGTCAGGACCACCGTTCGGCCGTCAGCGGCCTCGACGACGATATTCAATTCCACGACGGTGTTCCTTGTCAGTGGGCGAAAGTAGTACGCAGCGAAGACTGCAGGCTGGAGACGATGGAGTCGAACTCGGCCAGGTTGTGCACGTGGAGAGTAATCCCAATGGCACGAGCCTTGCCGCTGCCGAGACCGCCAGCGCTGGTGATAGCAGCGATGGTCGTGTCCTTGAACTGGGCAGTCTTGCCAGCCGTGTCCTCGGTGGTGATGGTCAGGATCATGGCATTATCCTCAATAGGCCGCGGGCAGCGCGGCGACAGGAAATACCCTAACCGGAACGACGCCCATGTTCCAAGCCGTGATCGATTACCGACTGTCGCACCCGATGACAGACCGCGAGGTCATCGGTGACCTGTTCCAGCCCCGCGACGCCGGCCACCCCTTCGTCGAGACCGACAACAACTACGTTTGGTTCCGGGCAATTGGCGCCGTTTACCGGCCGAAGACCATTGTCGAGCTAGGCTCGCGCTACGGCTATTCCCTCAAGGCTTTCACCGACGGAGCCGGCTGACAGCCGCATGAGTTCGTATTGCGTGTCGTCGACGCCGAACTTGAGGGCGACCAGACCCTCTGCGTTTTGCAGGCTTACTTCCAAGGCCGCGGATTTCACGACCTCGCCGTCCGCCACGACGACACCCGAACAATAGCGACGCTGGAGCTGGACGGCCTGGCTGACCTGGCACTGGTAGATGCCTATCACTCGGCTGAAGGGTGCTACCACGAATGTCAGCTCGCCTGGGCCGCCCCGAAGCCAGGAGGGTTACTGGTCGTGGACGACGTGTTTGACCCTGGAGCCCCACGAGAGGGGGCGAACCGGTTCTGTCAGGAGATGGGCATGTTATCGCCCGACTATCTGCCGTCCCTTAATGGGATCTACCTGGCCGTGAAACCGCTCTAGCCGCCTACCCTTCGTGCAAAGCCAGGAGCGACGGCGCTCGCAACGCACCCGACGGGAACCGGTCCTGCGCCAGCACCCTGGCGACTCGGCCCAGGTACTTCTCGGGGTGAAGGTGCATGTCGGCCCTTAGCTCGTCACTGATGCCTGTACCGACCTTGCCGGCCACCTCACCACCCGGCTCGTGGGAGTAGTAGAAGCCACCCACGGCCTTGTTGTGGTACTTGGAGCCGGCCTCAGCAGGGAAGAAGCCGCTGACATGGACGTCGTGCTCGCCGCGGGCCTTGATCTTGGTCGGCGCCCCGGTCGGCGAATGTAAAACCACACCTTCTCGAGTCAGCGGATGTTTACCACCCAGGACATCGCGAAGGAGATTCACGGCCTCCTCCGGTGATTTCGCCTCCTCGGGGGCATGGAAAGCCGGCTGGGGCAAATGCTCCAGGACCTGATCGATCATCTTGCGCCGCTCAGCGTAGGGCGTCTCCGGCGGGACATCCTTCTGCCCCAGACGCTTCACGTCAAACAGAAGCGTGCGCAGGTCGATGCCGCGCTCCTGCTTGGTCTTGAGGGCCCGGGCCACCGAGGAGTTGAGAATACCGCCCAGCTCCTGGGGCGGGATGGCCTCCTCCCCCCTTGTGCCGTAAATCTCACCACGCAGGACCGACCCCTCCAGAGACTTCGGAAGGGTGGGCGACTCAGGACGGCCGCCCAGCACACGCTCCGTGTGCGTGATTGGATGACCTCGCGTGTCGGTTCGGTACGAAAAGACCTCAGGTCCGTGCTTCATCAACTTCAGGAAGGCGGCGGCCCCGTCAATCTTGGCCTGGGCCGACGAACCCTCTGGCATGTTCTTCAGCAACTCCTCGCCTTTCTCGGCCGGCACGTCCTTGTACCGAACCTTGGGGAACTTCACCGCCTCGTCCGGCGTGAGCGTGGTGTCCTGCAGCAACCAGTGACGCGGATTGCCTCCTTTCATCCGATGCAGCATCAGGCGGACAGGGTCGCCCTTGTGAGCCAGGGTGGCGTGGACGGAGTCCGGAGTGGCCCGGGTGACAAGGGCCTCGCCCAGGTCCTCACGCTTCACCGTGCCGGCGCCGTACTCACCAGCGGGGATAGTACCCTGGAACTTGGCGTAGTCGTGGGCGTGAGTAGGTTGCTCGACGGCCAGGTGCTTCTTACCGGGCTCTGGAAGACCCTTGCGGATGGCCCAGGAGATCAACCCATGCTCGGGCGTCCCCAGGCGCAGGTCCGTATGTTTACCTGCACGAGCAGCGTCGTGGGCCTGTCTGGCGTAGGTCACCAGCTCGCCGACGGGCAGCGTCTCCGGACTGGCAAAGCGGTCCCGGTCAGGAATGCCAGGCGCTGACTTGCCGGCCGCCTTCTCGGCGCCGGCCTGAGCCGTGTTGGCCGCGCAACAGCCGTGCGGACTGATCTCCTGCTTCAGGTCGAAAACGTCAGGCAGCAGCTCATTGAGGTGCTTGTAAAGCTCGCAGTAGCCGCCCTCCTTGTCGACGTGCGCGCAATTCTCGCAGCGCACCGGACGACGGACCAGGCCGGCCTCCTCAGCAGTCAGGACCGGGAGGCTGACAGCAAACTTCTTCCCGGGCTCGCCCTGTTCGTAGTAGTTACAGGACGCCTTGGGGCCGACATCTAGCTCGGCCGGCAGGATGTGGCAGCGGCGCTCGCCGTCGTGCTTCCAACAGGTGGCGCACTGGGCGAACAGCTCGGGGTGTTCGCTACCGGGTTTCGGCTCAGCGTAGAGGAACGCCTCTCTGGTGACCTTGCTGGCCGGCTTGAAGTGCTCGTGAGACTTCTTCTCCCCGGCAGGCTCTCCTTCGTCATCGTCGTCCTTCTTCTCCATCTCCTTCTTGACCTTCACGTCGACGCCCTTGTCGGACGGCTTGACCTTCACTTTCACCTTAACTTTGACCTCAGGCAAAGCCATTCGTACGGACTCGGGTATGTCCACCGTCTCGGAGGACTTCTTCTCGCCCCTGGTCCCCATCGTGTCGATCACTTCATAGGTCCAGTCCTTGCCCTCTTGCTTGAAGAGCTTGACGACAGTGCCGACAGGCACGTCGTTGCGGAAGAAGATGCCGAGGTTGACCTTGTCCCCAAGCCCAGCATCGAACCACGCCTGAACCAGCTTCAGGCAGCGGAAGTGGGCCACGGCCACGACCCGCAGGGCTGGGTTGGCCGTGGCCTCCGCCATGAGCTTGGACGTCTCGTCCAGGAGACGCCACACAAACTGCTGAAAGGACTCGCCGCCAGGGACGGGTTTGTCGGGAAATTCTCGGACGTAGCGCTCAACATGAGGTTGAACGTAGGTGGCCGGCTGGCCGGCGAAGTCACCCAGATGCCAGGGGCGCAAGCCCTGCACGAGCTTCACCTGCGGCGAGCCCAGCCCCTTCGACAGGAGCTGGGCCGTTTCGGCAGCCCGTCCCAGGTCGGAGGCGTAAACCGACCCAATCGGCAGACCACGAAACTCAGTGGCGAGCCTATGCGCCTCGGCACGGCCCTCCTCGCTGAGAGGGACGTCGGTCCAGCCGCGGATGCGGTCCTGGGAGGTGTCAGTATCGTTGTTGAGGGCTGTCTTGCCATGCCGGACAAGGTAGATGGTCGGCACGTCGTCGATGCCGGGGCCGCCCCACGTCTCGGGGTTGTGCTTGAGGTCGGCAGCTTTCGAGAGGAAATCGAGCGACTGGGGAAGTTCCACAGGGCGGCCTCCGGGCGTGGAGGTTAACGGTTCAGCACCGCCCATAGGTTAACGGCCAGCCGCCCGGGGCGGCCACCTCGCCGTTCCGGCCAGTGCCGGACCAGTAGTGGTTCAGAGCAACCTGGCTACACAGGTACTGGAACTGGGCCCCGGTCATGCCGTCACCCTGCTCCACAACAGCCTCGACCTCGTCGGGGCAGTCGGCCAGGATTCGTTCGGCAAGTTGGCGGCGGCAGGCTTCGTCCATGACTGGCAGCTCCACGGCGCAGTCGATACGGCCGGGACGAGTCGAGCCCAGCTTCCCAGGTTTGCCGAGAGCGTCATCAAGCTCCTCGACTTTATTTGTTGTGACGCAGACGAGAACACCATCGGCCGCCTCAATCCCAGACAGGCAATTGAGCAGGCAGTCAAAGGTCAGACCGCCGCCCTGGTCACCCAGCCGGTTCTCGCGACCGGCAAAGACGGCATCGACGTCCTCGATCAGGGCCACCACCGGCGTGTAGTTCATGAGGCGGCGCCAGTCCCGGGAGAAGTCCTCGTTGGCGTAGCTAGCCAGGTCAAAGACGACCACAGGCATGTTGAGGTCCTGGGCCAGGGCGCGAACGAGCGACGTTTTGCCCGTCCCCGGGACGCCGTACAGGAGCAGGCCGCGCCGCCAGGGGATACGCTTGGACTTGTACCAGCGCTCGCTGGCCTTCCAGCGCCTGGCCTCCTCGACGACCCCTATCACCTCGTCAGGGAAGACGTAGGCGCCGTAAGGGTCGTCGCAGTCGTTGGCGGCGCCCAGGTCGTCACGCGACCAGCGCAGCACGCGCCAATCGGGTCGTTCGCCCGCGGTCAACTCATTGGATGACTTCGGCAGATCGGACGGTCTTTCGGCGCCGTTACCGAAACTATTCTTCTTCGGGCCGTGGCCGTGCCAGTGCATGACCTCGTAGCGAGAGCGGCGCTCGCCTGTGTGCTTGCGGTCGTTGGCGAGGTCCAGGGCCTCAATAACGAGGCGGTCCGAGTCGAAGGTGCCACGCAGGAAGTAGACGGCCAGCGACTCCGGGGCACTCGACTCCGACTTGTGAAAGAGGTAGTTGACCACAAGCGGACGCCAGCCACGCCAGAAGACGATCGGGTCGCTGCCGACGTGCTCATAGCCAACAGTCAGGACGCGGCCGGTCGGGCGCACGAAGCTGGGAAAGGCACTGTAGCGCCGCTCACCGAACGGTGAACGCTTGAAGTGTCGCCAGCAGTAGTACATGAGGGCCTGCCCGGCCTCACCCTCAACGCGGACGCGGACGATCACACGACCCAGGACGCGCCAGAAAAGCATGCGGATTTGCGACCAGCAGGCGGCCAACAGGCCCAGGAGGGCCGCGCCACCCAACCATTCGTTGAACATAATCAGCCTCGTTCCTCAAAATCGAAGGTGAGAAAGATGGAGCGGCCTTCGCAACCGCAGGTGTACTCGTTCCAGCCGTCGGCGCCGCGCAGGCGGATCTTCCAGCGATGACGGCAGTACTTGCAATAGCCGTGACCCCAGCGCCGGGACTGGGCCATGGCGGTGGCCAGATAGTAGAGGCAGCCGAGGATGTGGAGTGCCAGGAGGAGAAGGATCAGCACGAGAGCCGGGTCACTGACGGTCAAAGGCAAGTCCTTTCAAGAATAGGAGTCGGAACCGTAAGGCCGAGGCGGCGGTACGACGCGGGAACGCGGTGGCGGCCCACCATCAACAGAGAACCGCTTCGTGGTCCGGCCGCGCCAGTTGGCACCAACCATGGTTCTTTCGCTCATCAGATGGGCAACGATGATCTCGGGGACGAGGACACGCTGCCGGCGCGGCCACAGGAGGCTGAACTGCACGTCCGTCCGAGCCGCGTCCGAGTGACCGTACGTCGGGTAGCGGCGGTGGCGGATGCCACGCCACATCACAGCATCGCTATGAAAGAGTTGGGCGAAACCAACCGGGCACCAGCCCTGGACGGTGTCGGCCCACCGAGCGCCGATGGGGAAGCCCTCAGGGAAGCAGACGTTGTGGTGGGCACTGCGAGAGTGCTGTTGGAAGTAGCCGGACGCCTTGAGGCGCTGCCACTTCTCCCAGCCGACAACCTCGAAGCGGTCGAAGGTGTGCAGGCAGGCCGGATCGAGGTCGGCGTCTTCCAACGACTCGCGGAAGTGGGGCGGCAGCAAACAGTCGGCGTCCAGGTGGAGCACCCAGTCACGGTGCGATAGGTGCTGCAGGCCGAGGTCGATGCCACGGGCCTTGTCGAAGTCCGCACCGTTGCGGAAGAAGTCCGTCGTCAGGACGCACTCAAGGCCGCGGCGGCGACAGAAGTCGCGCGTCTCCTCGTCGGCCGGAGTGGAGATAATGAGCCACCGGTCAACGACCGGTCGGACAAACGGCTCGATCTCAGCCAGGTAGTCTGCGTAGTCAACGCAGCACGTCAGGCACTCGATGTACTTCACGAAGACACCGGGGTTGCGGCCATTGTCTAGTCGCCAACCATCTTACCCGGTGGACTGCCGGACGCGGCAACGCCGAGGCCAGCCACGGCTGTGCGCGGGAGATGAAATCTCCACGAGGTCCTGGTGTGTTTTAGACCAACAACCGGCGAGGACGGATCGTCCTGGTCGACGATCCAGGCTGAAGGGTCGTGACGTATAAGGGGGAGAAGAATAGACATTTTCCCCTCCCATTGTCTCGAATCACTGTAGCGCTTGGCTTCCCTCAACTGGTCGATGAGCGAGTGGCCGCCCGGGGCGGCTGTCTTGGACGGTAAGGTCGCCGTGGCGATGTCGCTCGGTGTCAGCCGGTGAGCCAGGACCGTCGTCACTGCCCGATCGAGCAGCTTCACCAGGCGGTGGCGGCCGTCGATAAGCCGATCACCATCCAGCAAAACCGGATAGCTCGTATCAGCAGCATCGTAGCGTTTCCGGCTGAAGCCGGAAGACCGCGACCGGCTAATTTGGTGTACGCCTACGTCATTATTGATGTCTATCGACAACGGTACACGAGACTTAACCCGATCGATCAGTTTCAAGACGTCCAGAGTACGGTGCGTACCGTCGGACAGCCTATCTGTGTGGGTGTGAATTAGTTCCGCACGCTTCTGGCTGCCGACCTCCTTCAGCAGGTCCATGAAGACGCCCAGTTCCCGGTCCTTGCGGGTACTCATGGCCCGCAAGAAGTCGTCCGACGCCCTTCTCGACCCGGTACGGTCAAAACCCACGTGCTCCAACAGCCGATCCTTCAGGCCGAGGGGCAGCCGGCTGATGAAGCGCTGGATCTTCATCCGTTGGAGTTCTTCGGGCAGCCCGAAGTGCGAATCGTAGCGCAGCCCGCGGCCCGACTGCTGGTTGCTCCTTGCTGAATTCCAATGTGGATCCAGAAGTTGCTGAACTTGAGCTCCACGCAGGCTAATGCCTTCCGCCCCGGAGGGGCCCACCAGGGCCACTCGTGTCTTGCCAGCGTTGAAGTCCTCCACCAGGCGGCGGCGCTCCTCGTCGGACAGGCCGCCGTGGAAGATCGCGTGCGGGATGTTTTCCCGGGCCAGAGCGGCGGAGTAGGGCGTCAGGCCGGCGTCGATGTAGTTGGAGTGGACGATCCCCTTGGCTCGCGGGTCGGCCAGGACTTCCTTCATGGCCGCCATCGCCTTCTGGAGCTTGGGCGAGTGCTCGAAGGCCTGATACGGGTCCTTCGACTTCATGTACGGGTAGGGTGATAGCGACACCTGGCGCGGGCCGGACAGGAACGACAGGGCACGGTGCAGCTCATCACGCGTCAGGCCGATATCCTTCTTGAGCTTGTAGCGCAGGTGCCAGGGGAGGCGGTCGAGCATGGCCTGGTAGATGCGCGACTGGAGCGGCGACATCTCGACGTGGACGTCTTCGTAGTCCGTGGGGACCACCGGCTTCTCGGGCTGGTAGAAGTCGACATGTCCCTCCAGAAGGGCCTTCAGCTCCTCCCGATGGCTGACATCCGGCTCCACGCCGGGCGTGACACCCATCAACCGGCCGACCAGGCCGGGGCTGACTTCCTTCTGGCCGACGTAGCGGTCCTCGAACTCTCCGGGAGTGATCTGGCTCCCAGTGAGCATCGACATCAGAGGGGCCAGCTCCCCGGGGCGGTTGGTCGCCGGCGTGCCGGAGAGGAGGACCAGCTGCTTGGCTTTCCGGGCCAGGTCGGCAATGGCCATCGTCCGCTTTGAGCCGGCGTTACGAAGAGCCTGAGCCTCGTCAACGACCAGGCTGCCCAGGTGCGGAGTCGGCTTGCCCTGGGCGACCTCGGTATACGAGAGCGTGTCGGCCGGCGTCTGCCGGTCAGTGAAGCGCTCGCGCTCCTTGTTCCAGTTGGCGCGCAGGGCTGCCGGCGCCACCACCGTGTATGGCTCGCCGCGGGCCTCGGCGGCTGCCAGGGCACCCGGCGACTTGCCGGCACCTAGACCCCACATGAGCAGCTTGTGGACTGGCGCCTGAGCGGCCTCGTCGGCCAGGCGCTGCTGGTGAGGCTGGAGCGAAACGTCGGGGAGGAGGGCGGCGGACTTCTTCCAGTCGGCGTTGGTCGCCAACCAGTCCTTGAACCGCTTCATGGTCATCGGAATGACCTTACCCAGACGCTTGTCCTTCCAGCCGTCGGGGTAGTGGGCCAGGTAGGCGGCCTTGGCGTCAGCCAGGTTCGTGAATCCGACCATCCCCTTCCGCTCGTCGAGCTTCCCCTCCTCGGTCAGCTGGTCGACGACGAAGACGAGTTCCGACTCGGGGTGCGGCCCCAGGTACACGTCGAAGTGGTCGCCGTCACGCTCCTTGGTGCGCAGGATGCGACCGTAGCTGAACTTCATGGGACGGCGCCATTCCTTGCCGTCCTTGCCAATCCCCTTACGCACGCTGCCGGCAGGCCACTCGATGCTAATTTCGAGCCCATGCATGCGAGCATGGCCGACGCGGGCGTTGAGCGCTTCGCGCTGGGCGTGCGAAGCACTCAGGTCCACGGCACGTTCTGCCCGCGCCAGTGCCCGGTGATAGGGATGTAGCGCGGCCTTCAGGCTTTCAGGGGCTTCGACCATGTCTCAGCGGCTTTTCGACATCTGCCCCGCCGCGATCAGCGGGTCGTCCACGGAGCGCGTCGGGTCGCCGGAGTAGCCGTAGCCGCTGGCCCGGGGCGTGTAGACGCCAGACGGAGACAGGCGGGGGTACTTCGGCGCGTTCTGGTTGGCGGCCTGCGGCGGCAGGAAGCGCGACTCGTTGTCCGTCGGGATCTGGCGGAACGGCCGCGGGCTGGGCGCCGGAGTCATCCCCTGACCCGGGTAGGTGCCCGGTTTCCCGGTGCCGAGCTGCTGGCCTGGCGACTCCGGAAACGGCTTGGCCATGCCAGCCTCGACCGGATGGACGGGCGGCTTGAACGGCATCATGCCCCACAACTCGCGGGTCTGACTCGGAGTAACCGCCGAGGGCATGGGTGGCGTGGCCGGGTTCGTCATCGACGGCGTGCTGGGGATGATGTTGGCTGGGTTGACACGTCCCATCATGGGCGGCGGGGCGGCAGGCCGGTCAGCGGCCGAATGACCGATCACGCGCGGCAATGTAGGGGTAGCCGGGGCCTGATCATCGGCGCCGCCCTTGGCGATGCCGGGCTCCGCCGAACCGAGCGTCATCGGCTTGCCGCGCAAGCCGGTCAGATTGCCAAGCAGATGGTTGTTGACGTCCATCTGCTCCTGCAACCGGGCGCGACCCTGGGCGTTGACACGCGGGTGCGACATCAACGTCTCGTTGAGCGTGTTGCCGCGGTTGAAGGCGTTGAATTGGGTGTTGCCGACGGTGCCGGGACGCATGTAGGCGGGAGGCGGCATGGCGGCACCGGCAGCCATGCCGGACGGAGGACCACCCTTGGCGACGCCGAGGTCGAGTGGCGGATCGGCGGCCAGCTTGGCCAGGTGCGCGCCCAGCCAATCGCCAGACTCCTTCTTCTCCTCTTTCTCCTCCTTCTCGTGGTGGCGGCCCTCCTCCTTCGCCGTGGCACCGCTGTGCTCGTAGAGGCCGCGTGCCTTCTCACGGCGGCCAGCACCGCCGACAGCCATCGAGCCCAGGGCGCCGACCACATTGGCGGCGCCGGAGAACGGCAAATGCGCCAGAGTGGCCAGGGTCGGCGAGGTCGCCTGGCTGGCGTGGTAGCGGCGCCCCAGGCGGGCCAGGCCCTCGCGGACCGGGCCGGAGACGAAGGGGTTGAGCCAGTAGTGGTAGGGGTGCTCGTCGCGGTTGCGCGCGATCGACGCGATCACCGGGTCCAGGCCAAGTGTACGGGCGCCGTGCTCGGCCTTGAACGGACCGATATGGTCCTTGGGCTGGCCGGCGCTCAGAACAGAGCCGACACCCTCTTCCAGGTCATCGATAAGGCCAGCGGCCCCCTTCTCTTCCTCATCCTCGCGACGCTTCTTCCGACCCGACAGGATGTGGTGCAAGCCGGCCGCGCCGGCGCCCAGAGCCAGGCCGCCGCCGCCCAGGGCCAGCCCCAGCCCAGTGTCTCCCAGGCCGGTGTGGCTCTTGGCCGAGTCCCACAGGCCGTGAAGGCGAGAGCCGATATGGCCGACAAGGCCCTGCGGCGGGGTCGGGGCGGAGTCGCCTGTCGCATCCCCGGGGCCGTCGGCGCGCTTGGTGAGGAAGTGGCGGTCAATCAGGTCCATGGTGGGCGATTCTCCACGTTAGCGGCCGCCCGGGGCGGCCGGAGTTCAGTCAACTAGACGCTCCATCATGGCAGATACCAGACCGTGTCGTAAATTGTCATCCGGACGGAACCGAACCACACCCACGCCCGCCAGCCCTTCCAGGCGTTCAACCGCCCAGACCAGGCCGCTCTTCCCGTGCGGCAAGTCGACCTGGGACGGGTCGCCCGTCACGACCAGCTTGGAGACGCAACCACGACTGGCCCGTCCCAGCCGGCTGAGAACCAGGCGCATCTGGGTAGGAGTGGCATTCTGCATCTCATCGGCCACCACGACGGTGTCCGCGAACGTCCGTCCGCGGATCACGGCGACCGGGACAAATTCCACCTGCCGCATCAGCTTTCGCAGCTCGGCCGGGGTCACCTGGCCAGCCAGGGCATCCTCGACCGGAGCAACCCACGGACGGACTTTGTCCGAGACGTCGCCTGGCAGAATGCCCAGCTCCTCGCCGGCCTCGACCATTGGTCGGGTCACGACAACCCGTTTGGCCCGACCGGCGGCCAGATCAGCCAACGCCAGGCCGATCGCAGCTGCCGTCTTGCCGCCGCCGGACGCGCCCAGGAAGAACAGAACGTCGTTCTGCCAGTACGCCTCCCAGGCCAGACGCTGGGCCTCGTTCCTTGGCTCAAACCGGAAATTGATGTCAGCACCGTCCTGGCTCACGTAGCCGTTGCTGGGCTGACGTTGGAATGGGATGGAGGCTCTCATCGAGGCTACCTCCTTTTTGCGGCGGTAATGGGTCATCCGCGATTGTACCTGCAGACAGTGTCGACTGCTTCCCAGTCGATCATCTCGTCGTACCCGTCAGCTGACTCCTTGATGGCGTTACCCGTCCAGACTCCAGCGCGACGACAGGCGACGGGTAAGAAAAACCCGTCCGCTCCCTGAGGGAAGGCGTCCAAACCGTAGCCCAGACGCAATCTCCTCAGGTCGGGAGCGGCGACGCGAAGTCGCAGGACCTCGGCGTAGTAGCCGGTTGAGGGCGTATGCGACCCCAGACCGGCCAGGCGGTAGACGAACTGGTGACCGCGCTCAGTGATCTTCTGTGCGCCAACGCGCGCAACTTCCTGCGGCGTCATGACGGGTATGCCAGTCTGCTCTGGTAGCTCGTAGCCGGGCCGGTGCACGGCGTCGAATACACCACGCACCAGCGCCGTCGGTACGGACAGCAGCAGCCAGCCGGAGCGGGAGAGGTACAGCCGGCCCGCGAGTGACAACGTAACGGGGATGGATGACATGCCGGCGCTCTTGGTGAGGAGCGCCAAAGCCTGACCTGCGTCCTGAAGTGTGTCTGAGGTGAGGGCCGGCTGTTCGTTCACATCGTGTTCCCCCGGACGTGGGGATCAAGGTCGAACCGGAGAAGACTAGCACCAGTCGACCGGAAAGAGTAGGTCACTTCTCCTCACGGGGAGGACGGCCGGTGGCGTTGCCGACCAGCCCGCCGTCGGGCTGGAGTGTGTAAAACATGTTGTCCTCCTCGTCGTAAGGGTTGCGGTCTGCATGGATAACGTAATGCTCCGGGTGATGCCGATTATCCAGGACACCGCGGGTGGTATCGCACTCCACTCCCTCAACCGTCGAGCAGTAATAGCCCGTCGTGTTAACGCCGTACGCGCACCAGAGCTCGATCGGTTTGTCCCGATCCAGTTGGTACGCCATGATCTGCACAGGATCATTCAGGCGCGTGACTGGCATGTCAGCGATGAGCTTGCTCAACCTCAGCCACGTCAAGTAGATCGGATGGGTGCCATCCCCATCGATGGCAGACCCGGACACCTCGTCGTCCTGGCCGCCCGGGGCGGTCACCAGCTTGAGCTGGTGAACAGGACGTCGACTCAGGCCCAACAACCTCTTGACCGGTCGCACGAAGTAGTGGCCTATAAAGCCACCGATGGGCTTCATGCCCAGGCTCTTCCTGAGCGAGTTCTCGAAACGAGTCAGCGGGCAATCGACCACCCGGCTGCTGGCATGCCAGGTCACCAGGACCGCCAGCGGGAAAGCGATGTACCAGGGGGCCAGAACGACCATCACCAGGGTAGCCACGATGTGGCCCAGAACGATGGCGCCGTGGGTAGACACCAACAGTCCGAATAGGACAAGCCGGGCCCGCTGGCCCGACAGGACGGTGCCCAGGACGAAGGCCGCGTGGCTCCAACCAGTGGCAAGAGTGTTCAAAAAGCGATCGAGTTTGTCGCGCATCGTAGACGCTCCCTTTACCAGATCCGTGCATGGTTAATGGAGAAAAACAAAAAGGGCCAGTCAGGAATCCTTCCTGACTGGCCCTGGCCGGGACGTAAATGGTGTGGGCGGGGCGGCCGCGTGTGTCGCCGTCAACACGCGACCGCGCCCATTCGGCGCCGGCTCAAGCCGACCCCACCCACGTGCAGCTAGTAGTCAGACGCTAGCTGCGACTTCTTTATGTCCTCCGGGAGGATTTGCACCGCGGCCGTATGCAAGCGCCCATTGCCATCTCGGATGAGAAGCAGAAACTTCCCATCCTTATCGCGGGTGATGAGCGCTGGCTCAGGCTTGGCAGCACCCGCCTGGCGACAACGAGCGACTGTGTCGCCCGGGATGACGGCGGCCAGCAGGCACAGCACGAACAGGAACAGCACAAACGCAAGACGAAGACGCGACATACCAAACTCCTCACGTTATGGGTGGTGGTGAACAGTGTACCGGGGCACACCTAATCTGACGTGGTTTGGGGGTGGATTTAGCAACGGGCGCTTGACTACGGCCACGGATGGGGTAACCTGGACAGATCGCCAGATGAGGTGTACCCATGCCCGACGTCGCTAGCGTCAAGCCGCGTTACGGCCGGTTCAGTCGGCTATTCAGCGCTGTGTGGGTGGCCGCCGGACTCGGGACGCTGCTGCTGTTCAGCGTCCTGGGTGGATCCTGGCACGATGACTACCCGTTGCTCTCCGGCGCCGGAGTCGTCGCCATCCTCGCCGGATTCACCGTCGTGGGCGAACGACTCGCCCGCCGTTTCGCCGGTGGTCAACGCGGCCAGAGGCCGCGCACGTCGCCGCCGACCCCGGACCAGAAGCGGGAATCGAGCAAACGGCCCGGCTGACCGCCGCTCAGTCCGAAGGCTGCAGCACCCAGACCGCCGATGCCGGCAACCGGACCAAGCCAGCCCATGCCGCCACGGCCCTTGCCGTCCTCCTCGTCGTCATCGCCGCCACCGAATAGGGACGACAACAGGCCAATGGCTGACAGGCCGAGACCGCCGAGGAACGTCACCTTGGCCCAGGTCGGCAACGTCTCGAACACCCCCAGCGACACCTTGTAGCCCTCGTTAAATTGCTCGCGCGTCATCGGCTTGGACGGGTCGTAGCCGGGTACGAGTTTGCTGATCTCCGACTGGGTGGCCGGATCGGAAAACACCTTCATGGCCGCGTCATGCCGGATGGGGTGATTGGGATCGTTGACAGCAGCCGTCAGGCCGTTGTCGTCGAGCTTGTACTGCGCCTTCACGGCCCCAAGATTCTCGCCGGCCTTGCCCAGCATGTGATTAACTGCCATCAGCGAACGCTTCTGAGCGGCCAGGTCCGGAGTCAGCTGGCCGTTGTTCGCCGCCGCCTGCTGGTCGACCTGGGACATCTGGCGCTGGACGGCCGACAGCACTGGGCTGAGAACGGGATGCGCCTGTGGCGCCGGTGCAGCAGCTGGCGCAGCCGCCGGACTGGGCTCGATGCGACCAGGCGTGCCGCCAATGCCGGCCCCGGCCAGATTGCCGGTACCACGACCGAACTGTCCCGGAGCGGCGCCATCCATATCTGGACCGCCGCCGCCGGGGAAGGGCGGCGGCTCCGCCGGAGGGTTAGCAGCTCCACCGCTCGCGGGGGCGCGCAGCCGGTCGACGAGGGCCTGCACCTGGTCCTCGTCGGGCGCGGCCGGCCCGCCGGAGAGGTCCGGCGGCGGCTTGGGAGGCGCGCTGTACGCCTCATCAAAACGACGTGCAGTATTCTCAGCCACAGTCCCGGGAATCTTGGACCAATGGACGTTCTCTAGCTTTCCGAGTCCTCGTTCGAGTTCGTGCGCGGCGAACTGTCCGATCCGCGGGTACGGGCTGGCAAACTCCCTCAAATAAGCCGCCGGGTCCTCACCAGTCGCGAGGTCGCGGTAATAGCGAGCAACGTTTCCGGCCGCGGCCGGTGTCGCCAGCGCCGGCAGGCCAGCCGTGCGCTCATGGCCAAGAGCGTGAAGCGTGGCGCCACCAAGTCCCCACTTCCCCAGCGATTTGGCCGCACCACCCAGGCGGACCGATAGCGGACCGGGGGCGGCCAGGTGGGCGGCAACTTCGCCGACCGGCCCCGTACCCGTCACCAGGCGGCCGGGGGCCGTAACGGCACGGGCAACCGCGCCCACAGGCCGAGCCAGGCTGGGGTGGAGCTTCCCGGCAGCCGCGCCGAGGACATCCGCCACCGCTCGGGCCGGATCAGCCAACGTCGTCAGCCCACGCCCCTTCATCCCCAATGTTGACCACGGATCACGATGGACGACCTCGTTCACCCATTCCCGTAGCCTTGCAAGCCTGCCGGCCGGCGTCGCTTCTGCTGCAGCCGGACCAGCTCCGGGAACGGCTGGTTGGGGAGCAGGCGCCTCAGCCACAGGTGATTCGGTGACCGGCTGGCCGCCCGGGGCGGCTGGCGGCGCTCCCTTCGCCACACCGGCCTCTTCGGCAGGAGGGGGAGCCGCCTTGGCAGTGCCTGGCGTTGGTTCCGCCTCAACCTTGGTGTGCGGCGCCGACCAATCCAGCTGCCGGGCCATGTCGGGCGGCAGCTCTGACAGGTCGTCGTGCCCCACGGCCTCGCCAGGACGAATGCGGCTGGCGGTCTCCAGTTCTTTCGGGACCTTGCCGCCCTCGGCCATGGGGTTCCGCACCGTCGGTTCGCCGGGCGCCCCACGCCGCATTGCGCCGCGACCGACACCAGACGCGTAACCGCCCACGAGAGATCCAAGGCCCTCACCAACGGCTTCGCCAGCAGGACTGTTGGGCGCGATCTTCTTGCCGGCCATGCCGCCCAGGTAGCCGCCGGCCTCCGAACCGGCGATCCCCCTGGCCGCGGAAGCCGCCGACGCCAGCGCTCCAGCTCCGCCCAGCCAGGGCATACCAACGAAAGCGGCATACTGAAGCGGTTTGGTGTCCTCAACGAGCGGGGCTTCTTCGCTCCACTGGGCTGGCAACTGGGTCGGCTGGCCGAGCTGGTGCTGGCGCCGGGCAGCCCAGTCGTTGGCTTCCTGATAGGTCGCGGGCGGGGCCTTACCCTCCGCCAGCGACTGCCGCAGAATCGCCCCACGCAGGTCTTCGGGCTTCATCCCGTATGCCGAGTAGTTCTCGGGAATGGCCACCGGCAGAGCCTTATTCCCTATCTGGGCAGTCTGCCCAGCCAGGTAGGCGTATTCACGCGCCTGACGGTTTCCAGAGGACGCACCCTGGCCGGGCTCCCAGCCCAGCTCAGTCGCCCTTCGTGACAGGGTTTGCCGCAGCTGCGACGGATCGACAGACGGTGGGCTGAGGATGTTGGCACCCGGCCCACGCACACCGGCAACATCAGCGTTACCCGGACCAGTACGAGCGGTGGCCGCGTCGAGAGCCGGCACCGCCTTAGGGGCGTCGAGGTCGGGAGGTGGGCCGCCTTTCACCGTCCCGGGAGCAGCCAGCGTCGGCCGCGACAGGCCGTGCTGGCCCTTGCCGGCACCCGGATCAACGGCCAGATCGCCGAGGACCCGGGCGGCCCCGGGTTCGGCCGTCCCGGCACCCCCGGCTCGGGTCCGCCCAAGGGACTCAGGATAGAGGGTGTGCTTCAGGGTATACGACTCACCCTCCAGCCCGCGGTACGGGCCGTGTTCGGTGTCCCCGCCGGCGTGGCCGGTGAGCAGGTTCAGGGAGGTCGAGATGGGGGAGTGGACGAGCTTCTGCCCGATCGTGGGCGGCAGTTGGTGCCGCTCTTCCCAGGGCCGGGCGGAGAACGGCTTGGCCTCACCAGCAGCCGGAGTACCGAGACCCTTGTGAGCTGCAACTTCGCCGCCGGAGAGGGGGGCTTTCGCGTCGTACGGAGATGGCAGATCCAGAGGCGTGGTCGGGGCCGGGCCGGACGGTGGACGCATGCCGACGTCGAGTGGGCCGGGACCGGCGGCTGCTTTGCGCAAATGCTCCAGGTGGCGGTCCAGGAACTGGACCCCAATCAGCCTATCACGGTCCTTCTCGGTCAACGTCTGAAACGGCGGCAGTGCGGGCATGGGCAACACCCTCCAGGCTGCCCAGTATAGTCGCTAGAACACGCGCTGGTAGAGGTTTGTCCCGCACGCCGGCTTCGTTGTGTCGTCAGCCTTGGTCGCGCCGTGAGACGACAACGGACAGGAGCGCCCGTCGGGCAGTATCAGCTGGATCTTGCCGTCCGGGTCGGAGCTGGCGCCCTTGGGCGGATGCTTCACCAGGATCATACGGGCCCACTCGACGAAGTCCTCAGCCGAGCCGCCGCCGTGGCCCTTGCGGTAGTCAGCGATCAGTTGCTGGAGCAGATCAGATTCGGGTTCGGTCACGGTTTCTTCTCCCTTGATGGCACATCTTGGACACAGGTCCGGGGCGGGCCAGATCACCGTTCCGCCGCCGACGATTCCACACTTCCGGCATCTTCGCTGCATGGCGCCTTCGTGTTTACGATGCGGAGCGGCGTGATACCCAGCGCGCTCCGTGGTTTGGAGTGCTCCGCGTTGGCTTCCGTCCGCCTCTGCAACTGGAAGTCGATCGGGAGTCCGGTCATCTGCCGGCCGAGAGCGCTGAACGCCAGACACAGGGCAACCCATTTCCCGTTATGGTGGCAGTACCGCGGCTCGCCCAGGCCCATCGCGTCCCAGTCGCCGTCGGAAAGCATCATCCGAACGTCGACGTCGCGCCACTGCTTGCCGGCAAGCGCCGAACCCACCAAGTACGGCGGCGACCCGAAGGCAGCCCATACCTGTGAGCCGAATTCGTCCAGGAGCAGCGAGGCCGGCATGCCAACGCCCATCATTCCTCAACCCTTCAGCACGCCGTTCGTAAGGTGGCCGTGGAAGCGCGGGCCGGCATCAATTGACGGGGTAGCCGTCACGTCCGGCGGCTCGCCTGTACGCTCCCAACCAGGGCCGCCGCCGCTGGACGACCCATCCACGCACCACGAACCGGCGTCGTTGGGCAACATCACCCACAGGACCGGCATGCGTTTCTTGGGACCCGGGCACCAGTTCGTGAACCACATCGCGCCAGGCGGGGCCTTGACGACACCTTCTGGCGGCTGGTCGTGGGTGACGTACTCGTGGCCGTCGGGGGTCATGTATAGATGCAGCGGGAAAACCTGCCGCGTGTCGTTATCCAGGAACTCGTAGCCGCAACGGCAGACCTTCGGCCAGCGCGGGTCGTCATACGGATGCGTGTGATACTCGCCATGCGGCCCGTCCTCGATACGGCAGGTCGCGTTGTGGTAGCCGGAATCGCAATCCCAGCTGTAGCCGTTGCCGAGGCAGTAGCGGCGCAAGAAGCGGGCGTCCCGCTCCGTTGGCGTGATCAGAAAGCATTTCGTTTCGATCACGTTCCACCCCCCTTCAAGCCGCCCGCAGTATCAACTCAATACGTGGGCCGACGATGTCCCAATCAACATACGGCCGACCACCGGGCCTTGAGTTCTCACACAGTGGGCACCCAAAGGCAGCGTCGTCCACGTAGTAGTGGGCGTACACCTTACGCGAGCGGGTCCACGACGCCTGCTGGGGGTTATCGTTAACCGCCCAGAACTCGACGCCGTTCTGACGACAGAACTCCACCGCCTCAGTCAGGACGGGGCCGTTCTCCTTCCCGTCGCCGAGGCGGTCGTCGCTACGCATCGTCCACAGGATCAAATTGGCACCTAGCTCCTGCCAACGTTTCATCCAGGAGAACGCTTTCGGGACCGGTTCGCCGATCTCAGGAAAGCAGTGATCGACGATGGTGCCGTCAAAGTCGACAGCGATGATGCGCTGCATTGTTGACTTCCCTTCAGTCGTCAGCCGCCCGGGGCGGCTACCAGCCACACTTCGCGGCGTGAGTGGCGATGTCACTGACGCCGTGACGGCCGTAGATGCACGGCATCAACTTACCTGATGAGACAGCGTCAGGACGCGCCCAGGCCGACGACATACCCTCCTCGAACGATACGTAGGCGCTGCCGGGCGAGATGCTATCGCCCTTCTTGCGCCAGAAGATTGCCACCGGCCGGCCCAGGTAGTGAGACGTGATTCCAATGCCGGACTGATAGCTGACCACGAAGCGGGCCTGATCCAGAACGGCCATCGTCTGGGCGATGGGCCAGCTCCCGATAAAGTCATGCCAGAAGCCTTTACCGGCGACGAGCGGGCGCAGGAAGCGCTCCCAGTAGTCGCGGTCATAGGAAGCACCAGTGAGCACCACCTGGACGCCGTAGCGTTCGTGTGCCCAATCACCCAGAGCGGCCCAATCCTCAGGGCGCCAGATCCCGCAGCGGTTGTGGCCGGCCGCCGTGTTGCCGGCCAGGCTGGCGGTGTAGAAGACCACGTACTCGCCAAGCGTCCGGCGGAGATCGTTGGCGGCCAGCAGCTCACCGCGCGTCTGCAGAAAGTGGCGCATCACTTCCCAGTCGGTTTCGACACCCGGCAACCACTCCTCCAGACGGATGCCGCGCTCGAGCGGGGCATTGGGCATGAGAGCGTAGTCGACTCCGGGCATGTCCGGGCACGGGCCATCGGCCATGTAGCGGTAGTAGCCATTGGAGTCAGCGGCCGGGCCGGGCAGCAGGACCGGTCCGTGGTTGCCGCAACGCGGCGTGACGTAGGACTCGACCGAGTTGACGAAGTTGAAGCGCCGCAGGAAGTCGAGAGCCCGCTCCTCCAGCTCGTTACGACGCCAGCAGGCCACACGCAGGTCAATGGGGCCGCCGCCCATACGTCGGGTCAAGTCTTTGACCTTGAGCAGACACCACACACTGTCGCCAAGGCCTTGCGGAACGAGGAAGCGCATGGATTAGACGCCTTCTGTGTTGTACAACGGCACTGTGGTACACTCCCCACATGAGCACCGACAAGGTTTACTTCGTCTGTGGCGGCGGCTTCGGTGACTGCCTCGGCCACTGGATGACCGGCGAACTATCCTACGCGCCGGCCGTCAAAGCTGCGTCGCCGACCACCAGGATACACGTCCTCTGCTTCTCGTCCAGCACCAGCATCCTGGAGGTGCTCGAAGGTAACCCAGCCTTCGACAGCGCCGAGGTCGTCTCGTGCCTGGGTGACGCTCCTGCGGCAGCCAGGCGCCGCCTCGAGGCCGACGGCTGCGTCCACTGGGGCTCAGCGTTTGATCAACGCGCCTTGCGGATAGCGTTCCCCAGGGTCCATCTGGCCGCCGGAGAAGAAGACCAAGTCCGTGAAATCGTCACCGGCGGTCCTTTCGTCGTCTTTCACCCGTTCAACTCAGCCGGCACCGGCATGGCGGCAACCCACTTCGACACCAACGTCGACTGTCGCCGTATCGCCAAACTCGCCCAGGAGGCCGGCTACCGGGTTGTCCAGGTCGGCGGCGACTGGACTCACGTCCCGACCTACAACCGACTGCGTGAGGGCCTAAACCTCAACCTGCCGGACGTCATCGACCTGACCAACCGCGTCAGTGCCAGAGTAACACTGGCCGTCGCCATGGCGGCCGACAAATTCATTGGTTCCAGCAGCGCCTGGTGGGTCGCCTCGGTCTACAGCGGCGTACCGTCGTTCGTAGTCCTGCCGTCGCACATGCGCGACTACGTGGCCGACGAGGCTGCTACCGGACAGGGTCTCCGCGGCACGCTGATCCGAAAGTACGGCTCCCGCTGGGGGGTCGCAGGGGAGGAGCTTTATCACAACGTAGCGGCTTTTTTCCATGACCCACTGCCAAGGAAGACGCCCGTCCTTACCGAAGCCGGGCTGGAGCTAACTTAAAGGCGTCAGGTAGCGCTGGTCGTTGTGACTGGCGGCCAGGAGTTCACACTTCGACTGCAAAGAAGTCAACTTCCCCATATCTTCGTTCAGGATCGTCAAGTTGCGGCCCACACCGTAGACGTTCACGGGCGCCTTGAAGCCGTACGGATTCGACCTCAGGTATGTGAAGTAATCGTCCTCGTCGCAGACGGCAACCGTCCCGCACGCATCGCACCGCGCCCATCGAAAATCCATGTGCGTGAACCAGTGCGTCACGTTGGAGGCATAGCGCGCCAGGTGCCGGTTGTCGTCCTGGTAGTAGATGCAGTCGGGGTTCTGCTCGCGACGGCAGACGGTCTTGCCCAGGTAGGCAGCTATGCCGGGGTCACAGGCGTCGGGGAAGCTCATCTTCGGGTGATACACACGCAAGAAGGCCTTCTCCAGCAGCACGCCCTCCTGCCGGCCGGCCTGCAGCCAGCGGTTGCTCAGGTCGCAGTCTTCCCAGTGGTGGATGAGCAGCGCCTCGTTGTTGCCGTTCATGGCCAGCATCTTCTCCCGAGAGTAGGAGAACATGCCGCACTGGGAGCCCATGTAGTTCATGGTCGTCCGAGAGTCGATCTCCAGACCGTACTTCTCGACCTGAACAGCGTGGGGCAAGGACGCGTCGAAGGCATCAGCAGGACGCTGGCGGAGGTTGACCCACACCTTTTTCGCCGCCAGGTCGGTAGCTACCTCAACCATGCGTTGGTGGAAGTAGCGGTAAACGCCCAGCCTCAAGAAGGCTGGATTAGAGACTAAAAGTATCGCATTGTTATATGTTTCCCAGTGAAACTTGCGACCGACGTGGGTAGCCGCGCACACCGGGACGTGGACGACCGCTTTCAACCCCTGGGCCGTGGCCAGCTCGGCCACCAGCTCCTTGTTGGTGTCATAAAACGCGTCCACGAAGACCCACTCGAAGTCCTTGACAGTCTGGATCCCCAGATTGCGGACGATCGTCTCAATGTGGGCGCGGCCGGGGAAGACGTTGGTAGTGACGACGCTAATCGGCACGGCTTACCACCTTCTATCAAACCGAATGAGGACGTTGTCGTAACAGGTGGGCGTACTCATATCAACGAGCGTGTGGCGCAGGCCGGCATCCCAAAACTCGTTGAGGTATGGCAGCCAGTGGGACGTGCAAACGTCCTCAACAATGTAGAAGCCCGTCTCGGTCAGACGCGGGGACAAAGTCTTGAGAAGTTGCGACTGCCGCGTGAGATCGTGCAGGGCGTCGTCGATGATGATGTCAAAGCGCGTGTCGCCCAGAGACTTCAGGAGGTCGGGGCCGTAGGCGTCGCACTCGATGAAGTTGACGCGCGGGTGCGAGAAGACGTCCCGATCACAGAGCGTGCGATCGACGTCCACGCCCCAGACGCGGCCGTTCTTGAAATACTCGGCCAGCGAGAGCACGCCGCCGCCGCCGTAGACGCAGACGCCCACCTCCAGGACGTTCACCGGTCTGTTTTGCAGGCCGGCAAACCACATGTCGTACATCGCACCGTAGCTGTGGGCGGTGTCTTTGTCGGTCCGGCCAACACGAAGCAGGACCTGGCTAAACAACTCTTCTTTGGAGCTCATAGAACGCATCCTCGCCACGGGTCACACGGGGCGTCAACACTTTCTAACCGACAGCCAGCCGACGTAGTGGGCTTCGGGCGCCCGTTTGGTGATCAGACGCATGGCATCCCGGGCGCCGTCGCTGTCGGTAGCTATCAGCAAGCCGCCCGGGGCGGCCAGCCGCCAGCCGTCATCGACGAGATCGGCCGAGCCAGCCATTACCAGATCGTACATGCCGCCCAGACGCCCCGGGTCGACATCGGCAACCGTCATCTCGGGCGGGCGGGAGGAACGACAGCCAACCTTACGGACGGGGTCGAGAACAGTATCGCAGGTGCTACCAACCAGACTGATGAGGTACGGCACGGCGCCGCCGTCGTAGGCGCCATTCAGAACCTGAGCCAGATCCTCGGCGGCCACGCCCAGACCAAGAATCGAGCGTGGGCCGTCATCACGGCCGGCAGCATAAGGACCAGGTACCGAATCGTTGGCCGGATCACGACGCGGGGGCGGCAGGTCCGGCAACGGTCCGGTCGCCTCCAGGACGCCGCGACGAGCAAACTCAGCGGCACAGGCCAGGACGTCGACCGGGGCGTGAACACCAAAGCGTAGATAGGCGTAGGTGCGTCCAAGGGCGCGCGGCGGCACCCAGGACGTCGGAAAGCCCGGGCCCATCAGGACACGACTGCCGCCAGCATGCATGGGACGGCCGTTGTAGAACATCACCGTCGGCCGGCCCATGTAGGTCGAAAGGATCGGAATGCCGGACGGGTAGCCGACGACCAGAGGCGCCCGCCGCAGGATGAGCATCGTCTCATGGATGGGCAGCAAGCTGCATAAGTTCTGGACCTCGACGCTCGGACAGCGCTGCCTGACCAGGGCCTGAACGGCGACCGCACAGGGGCGATCGTAGTCGGCACCGACGATCACGCAGGACGCCTCGCCCAGCATGGCGGAAAGGAAGACGATGACGTCGGCCCAGTCGGAGATCGACCAGCGTCCCGGACCAGGCGGGTTGTAGCCGCCACCCCCCTCGTAGGCTGCCAGGGCAGAGGTGTAGATGACGAATGGCGGGCGTGGGCGGGTCAGCAGCTCCCAGGAGGCCGAAGAAGCCGGGCCGTAACGGAAGCTGTCCAGGATGTCGAAGTCGGCAGTGAACTCCGGCAGCCAACGCTCCAGGCGTGTACCACGTTCAACAGCACCATTGGCGATCAGGCGGTAGCCGTCCAGACCCGGCTCATTGACCCGGCCCGACGACAGATACTCGAAGCCGAGGGCAGTGGCAAAACGGCCGGGAGGATGGATGGGCAGGCCAGACTGAACCGCGGCGACCACACCGGGCAAGCCGAGGACGAAGGCCATGGCGCGGCGACCCATCGGGTGGTTCTCACCCATGCCGGCCAGGAGGACCTTGGCGCCGGCATAGCGGCCGGGCTGCTCAGCCTCTTCGCGGGCCAGGATGGCCGGCAACTTGGTCAACGACCACAGGGAATCGCCGATGCCGGGTGGGACGGCGACAGTGAGGAGTTCTCCCGCGGACAAAGTTGTGCTCCCGGGGCGTGGTTAGCGCGACCAGACGACCTGCAGGCGGCCCGGAACCGGCTCGGCCTCGTGCCGTTTGCGGAACTCCGGAAGCACCCGTTCACGCAACTGGTCCAGGGCGTCCGGGTTCCAGTGGGCCAGGTGCTCCAGCGGCTTCAGGTGTTTCCAGTCGCCCGCCGACCCGTCGTGCTTGGACAAATCGGGGACCTCGATCACGATGTGTGTCGCCGTAGACGAGCACGCCGCCTGGACCAGAACGCCGCCCGGATCGATCAGATGCTCCAGAACGTCAAACATACTCAGAACTGACAGACCGTCGGCCGGATACAGGATGGTCGTTGATTCGTCAAGGAAGTCAGCCCCAGACATCATGCGCACGCCGAGCAACGACTGGACCTCACGACAGAACGGCTCGTCGACCTCGACACCCAGGACCTCATAGCCGACCGCACGGGCGGCGGCCAAGAAGGCGCCGTTGCCACAGCCGAAGTCCACCCAGCGGCTCAACGCCGGACCGGGAATGTGGTCTTTCAGTTGTGCCAGGCGGTGGAAGGCGATGACGTGGTCGTGCCGCCAGCGCTCCCAGGCAGTCAGCCCGCCGTTGACCTCGGTGCGGCGCCGGTCATACGCATCGCGGGCGTACATGCCAGCCGGATCAGACGACACGGTGGTCGCGAAGACGAGCCGGCAGGTCCGGCAACGGAGCAGATCCAACGTTTCGCATTGGTCCTGACCGGTATTCAAACAGGCCGGGCAGTGGTACCGGAAGCTGTTAGTCACGCCGCTTGACCCCTGCCATACTGGCTCTGGATCACCTGCTGGCCGCCAACCGTCTGCGCCCGATTGCGGAGCTGGTCCACCTGGGCCCGCACTAGCGACCACATCGCAGGCGACTGCTGCTTGAGTTGGAGCATCTGACTGCGGCGCTGCGACTCCGGCATGCCAAGAAGCTGGCCGGCCATGGACTGCGCCACACTCATCATGTCCTGAGGCGAATACTTGCCGGAGGCGCCCATCGGACTCTGGAGCGCCTGCTGGATGCCGATCTGTGACGGCGAGCCGGGCTGGGCCGGCTGTCCCTGTTGCTGGCCTTGCTGCTGTGACGGATCGCCCTGCTGCGGCTGGCCGCCCGGGGCGGCCGCGCCTCCGGGTTGCATCGGTGCCGCCATCTGTTGAGCAAGTGTTTGCTTGTCCTGGCGCTCCTGGAACTCTTCCTGAAGTTCGGCCTGGTACTCCTCTTCCTCGAACTTGCGACGGGCCTCCTCGCGGAAGTTGGCACCGACAGCCTTCATGGCGGTCGTCTGGGAGATCTGGCCGCCGACGCCCAGTTGCAGCTTCTCCTGAGCCTTGAGAGCGTCGTCGACAAGTGTCGACTTGGCCAGACGCGGCAGGACTGTCTCCCACGAGATGAGCCGCGACAGGCGCCGGGCCAGGAAGGACAGAAACTGGTTGAGCATGCGCACTATGTGGGCGTTGAAGCTCTCGAACAGCCGTATAGCCACTGGGGCGGCCTGCAGGGTCAACGTTCCCTTGAAGAACTCGACGGGCGCACCGGCAGCGTTGAGCAGCACCTCGTAGGCCTGGTCCAGCAGGTCCTTGGGAGCAAAGGCCTTGGCGTCACCGCCCAGGGCCTTGTAATCGAGCGGGAAGGGGAGCACGAACCAGGCGTTGGGGTCGCGCTTGCGCTCGCGGAGCATCGACCGAACGCGGCTGACGAAGCTCCCCATTGAGAACGTCTGCAGCGGGTCAGTGGCCTCGCTTCTGGCCACCGGCGTCAGAACGCGGAACGGGACGACGTAATCCTGGGCGATGGCTTCGTTGTAGCGCTCCAGGACGGCGGTGCGCCAGGACTGGCGGAAGTTGACGATGGGGTCAGGAATCCCCCAGCCGCCGGCGCGGATGCCGGCTGGCGGTCGCGTCGCCAGGTGGAGGATGACGTCGTCACGGAACTTGAAGTTCTTGCCGGCCTTGACAGCCTGAACGACGTCCCAGCTAGCCCGCTCCAGGGTGTACAGATCACCGCGCGAGACCTTCTGGCGGTAGTCGGACGGAATCTTCCAGACGTAGGAGCGGTCACCTGACCAGTCGTGGTCGGACTGGATGTCGATGTCGTGGCAGTTCCAGCGCTTGACGTAGACCTCGCCGGTCGGCCGGTCCACGGGCCGGCCCCAGTCGCCCTTGTAGCTGCAACCGGGACACGTCGCGTAGAAAGTGTAGTTGCGCCAGGAGTAGTCGTATCGCTTGTCGGAAGCGAACTCACGCAACGGGGCTTCCCAGCCGCACTTCGGGCAGGAAAGGGAGCGGCGGAAACGTGGCAGGACGCTCGTGAAGGAGTTGTTGTAGGTGAGGACGTCCATACCCACCTCACGCAGGAGGGAGTACAGACCCAGATCGTCCTCAAGATACTTCTTGTACTCGTCCTTGAGGTCGTCGCCTACCTCACCCTCAACCTCAACCTCGGTGATGAAGTAGCTGAGCACACGCTCCAGAGCGCGGCGATAGAGCGACTGGACGCCGAGAAGGTATTCCGACCAACGCAGGCCGAGCGACACGCCGTCCGGCATCGCCCGGGAGGCGAGATCGTCGAAGGGCGAGTAAGCGAAGGCGGACGAGCCGCGGTCGAAGCCGTACGCGTCGGCCAGCCCGTAGGTGTCGTATGGCTGCATCGTGGGCGTACCGGGCGTTTATCGCCCGGAGTCCATTTTCGGGGTGACGAGCCTATCGGTGGCGCGGGCAGCGGCACGGCCGGCGAGGTCGTCCTGGATGTCGTCGGCCGCGCCAGCCTTGTCAGCCTCAGCGCGGCCATCGGCCGGCGGCGTAACGTCCGGCTCAATAACGCCTCGCTTCTCCATCATGCGTAAGGCCCTCGCTTCAGAACTCCTCAGGTCCCATAATCGGCTGGTCGTCGTAGGACGGCAAACCGTCGTCGTGCCGGGGTGGACTGGGACCGGCCTGGATGACGTCCAGCACCATCCACTCGTACGGACCGATCCGATGGCGGTAGTGGGTTGCGCGCACCTCGGCCGCCATGTCCAAGTGCTCAACAATGACCCACAACGACGGCGGTTCGCCAGGCGGCTCAGGCGGCCCGGGTGGCAGGTAGTAGTGACCGCCCTGCCGACGCAGGTCCACGTACAGGGTCAGAAACCGGCCGTCAGGGCAGTAGGTCACGGCCGCATACTTGAACGGCAACGGCCCCATGCCGGAGTCGGCCGACTCGAAGTAGACGGTGTACAGTTCGGCCTCAGTGTCACGCGGCGGCGGGGGCGGTTCGGCCTGCCGCGAGGCTGCCAGAGCCTGTCGGGGCGACGACGGGCGCCAAACGCCAGTACCAGGAGGCGGCTGAGGCCGAGCTGGCGCAGCGGCCGACTTATCACGGGCGGTTGCATGGTCCGCCAGGGCGCGCAGGCAGGCGCTGGCCGCCTCGTGGGCGGCCTTGTTACCACCCTGTCGGCGCGCGTCCTCAATGATGCGGCCATTATTGGTGGCGGCTACCATCTCCTCGCCCGTGACACGGCTCATGTCGATCGTGAAACCGCCACCCTCAAACCCGGGATCGACTACTACCAGTCCGGGCCGATTGGCATCGTGACCCAGAGAACCGCCACCGTCGGAGTGGCGGGGGATGACCACAGCCCGGCCGCCGCCCGTAGGAGACGGCAAGGCATCGTCCATCGACGGGCCGCCGAATAGGTGAATCGAAGACGGGTCGTGATAGGCGGCCGGGTCCGGAGTGTGACACTTCACAAAGTCCTGGTCGGTCGTCTGCTTGCGTTCGGGCTCCAAGATTGACTCCTCTCGTTTCATCGCGACCCGGCCAGTATCCAATGTCGAAACGACCGGCGGCCAGGTCAGACACCGACAATGGCTAAAAAAGACCCCCAGCCCACACGGGCTGGAGGTCGTAACTCAGTCCGAAGACAGAGGGCGGGCGTCGGCAGGACGGACGACCACCACACGGGCGGAGGTCAGACGGGCCACCGGCGGGCGCTGCGACGGCACGTCGGCCCAGAGGTCCAGGTCCACGTACTCAGTCGTGGCGCGGAAGCACTCCGGACGGGGCGGACCGCCCAGGTCCCACACGTAAACGCGCGCCCGAGCCGGGTCCTCAACGGCCTGGTTCTGATCCAGACCATTGCACAGGTATTGCTTGTGGTTGTAAGCCAGGAAGCCGCGGACGGGCTTCAGCTCCGCGAAGACAACCGCCGCGGGGCGCAGGTCCGGGGGGATCAAGGCGGCCGGGATCATGGCAAAGCCGTTGTGCTCGCGGATGGCCCGCTGCACAACGAAGGCGTCGAATGCCGCAAGGTCCTCGCCCAAAGCCTCCGTGATGAAGACGCGCCAGGCCTCCGGATCGCCACCCACCTGACGAGCGGCGTCGGCCAGCCAGGCCAGGTCGATCGTGAAGTGCCCCGTATCGATCGACTCCTTGGCAGCCGCCACGCGTGCCGCCGCCATCATGGCCGCAGGCGGAACGCGGTCGATCAGGGTCCGCAGGTCGAAACCGACGTCGTCTTGCCCACCGGCGGGCAGGCCGTACCACAGGGGCGGTGCCGCCGCCGCGACGCCGGCCTCACAGAACAGGTCGCGGTGGACAGCGCGACACTGCTCCTCGACGCGGGGGCGGTTGGCGTCGCTGACGCGCGACAACCGACGGTCGACGACGTCGATGGCGGAGCGCGCCGCCTCCAGATCAAGGGCCAGGGCGTACTCGGCCGGACGATCTTCCCAGAACCGGGACACATCCTTGCGCCCGAAGAGACGGTCCTGGCGGCGGCTGTGGTCCAGGATCAGGCGGCCGCCGTCACTACGGGCCGGCCAGACGGAAGCCAACGAGGCGCGACCGAGATCGTCCGCCGAGCGGACACACATGAGCCGCAACTCGTCGTGGCGGGCGAAGTCACCGGACGGCAACTCGACCGCGTGGCGCCGCGCCGGCATCCAGACCGCGGCGGCGAGCCGGGACAGGCGGGCAGCGATGTCGTCGGGACGGCCGTCAAACAGAATGTGGCGGCGACTTTCCAGGCCGCGCAATGTCAGCGACTCGGTGCGGCCGTCGCCAAGGTCGACAATGATCTGTCGGCCGTGGCTCGGGCGTCGGTGTTGGTGTTGGTGTGGGTTCTTTTTGCCAGACATCTCGTTCTCCCAAAAAACGGTTACACGGTACAGGACCAGCCGCCCGGGGCGGCTGGCCTGAAAGTCATCCCAGATCATCGTCGGGTTCGTCGTCGTGGGCGGTGGCGTCGTTACCGATCAGGACCGGGTCGGAGCCAGGCACGATGAGGTGGCGGCGTGGCCCCTTACTGACAGGCAGGCGAGCGCCACTAAAAACGTACAGTCGGTACGGAACGTGATCATGAAACAAGGAAGCCAGATAGGTGATTAGTTCCTCCTGTAGGGCGAACTCATGGAATTCGGGCACGGCGACGTCGTCCGTCAGGACGACGGCGTAATACCGGTCGGCCGGCGGTGTCGGGGCTGCAGCGGCCTGGTCCGGAGGCGTGTCATTCGCCGTCATGTAGGTCCTTTCTTGTCTGGAGGTGCTGCGGTCAGCCGGAGCGGACCAGAGCGCCCGGCCGGCGGAGGCACGAAGTAAACCACCTCCCGGTCGCCGTCCAGGCCGTAGAACGAGGCCGGCACGACTTCCGGGGCGGACCAGGCCAGAAGCGCCGGCCGACCAGCCCACGCCGGAACGGCCAGGTCCTGGCGGAGCGAAACCCAGGACCGCACGCCGTTGGAGCCGGCAACCAGGGCAAGTGCCTGGGCCAGACCCGGCCAACGATCGGTAGGGCATGCGTACAGGAAAAAGAACTCCTGCGCCAAGTGTGGCAGCAGTCCGGACTCAGCAACGGGAAACGGTAGCCGCAGCGCGAGCGGCCGGTCCGCAGCCGGCAAGCCGTGCTCCGCCCAGTACAGGGCGACGGGGTCCTGGCGCAGGCCACCGCAGACCATCAGGGCGGAGTGCTGGAACAGGTGGTACTCGGACAGCAAGTCACGCAGGTCATCCGGGACCTGCCACGAGCCTGGAAGTGGATCGACGTCGCGCGGATAGAACGGTGCGGCAGCGTCAGCCATGGGCGGGGCGCCGGACACCTCGGCTGCGACGTCAGCGCCGCGAGCGTGCAGGGCGCGGAGGCGCTCGACCTCATCAGGGGTCGGCGGGAGGATACGGCTCACTGGGCGAAGTCTCCGGGACGGCCGCCGCCAGGGCCTCGGCCAGAGTCACCGGGCGGCGGTGGAGCGTCCACTTCTTCTGGGCGCCACGAGGGCCGATATTGGCCCAGCCGTGCACCTCGAAGTGGCCGCCGGCGCGCAGCCACTCGGCCAGAGCTGGTAGGGCAAGAGCCTTGTCGAGGCGGTCCTTCTTGTGAGCGCGTGACGTCGTCTGCACCCCCAGGATGGCGCCGGGGCGGACAGCGAGGATGTCGATGAAGCCGAACAGATCACGGCGTATCTTGCAGTGCGGCACGGTCTTCTCGACCACCTCAGCGCGGAAGCCGTAGTCACGTAGCCATTTGAGTGATCTCTGAGTAGGCGTCACGTCGTGATCTCAGTGTCCCTGAGCGAGTGGTAATGGCCAAGCAGGTGAGCGCACAGGAGACAATCGAAGTCGGCACAGTGCTGGCGACTCATATCCAGGCTGTGATGACGGTCGAGGCCCTGGCGGCGAATGCAGTCCCCAAGCGCGTAAGCGACGTTCGGCACCCGGGTCGCCAGGACACGACGGAAGAACGATCCGTGGTCCTCCCCGGGATTCGGCAACAGGTTGCCCTGGCAGGCCTTCTCCAGAGCAGCCGTGTCAATAACGCGGCGGTCGTCGGGACGGTACGGGTAGCCGAGAAAGCGGCGGCCGGCCTCGCCCAGCATGCGGGCGTCGAAGGACACGAAATTGTGTCCGACTACCGGCAGGCCATCGCCATCCCATTCCAGGAGGCGATTGAACAAAAGCGACAGGGTGTCGATCGGCTCCTCGCCCTCGTCCCGCAGCAGGTCGAGCGTCCATGGGTAGACGAGACCCTGGCCGGACATCGACTGCCGGGCTGAGTCCATACGCGAGGCCAACCAGTGCCGGTCGGTGCCGCCATAGTCGACCCAGTTGAGCGTCTCGGCTCGGCAGTCGACGACGCGACCCGAGCGGACCTCACACCAACCTACTTGCAGGATGTAGTCCTGCCTGGAGAGCCCGGTGGTCTCCGTGTCGATGACGAGGTAGCTATCGGGAAGTCGGCCGAGGGCGGCCTCATAGGCACGCAACCAGTCAACGTGCACTGGTCGACCCCCTATCGTCAGCCAGCAGCCCGCTCTCGGTGATCTTCTGACGCATGGCCTCACAATCGGAGAGCAGCTCGGCCACACCGGCCACTGCCTCGCCGGGCCGATGCGCCTCTTTCATGCAGCAGAAGCCGTAGGAAAGGGTGACTGCGCCCAGTGCTGCCAGGATGGTGAACAGCACTGGTTGTGGCAGCGCCAGCAGACCGGCGCTGTCGGCCGCGACGTGACTGTCAGTGGCGAGCGGATCGGTAGCCGCCTTGACATAGTCGTACAACGACTTGGCAGCCAGATCGAGGCCAGCACGGATCTGGTCGGGCGGCACACCGCAGCTCTCGAGGAAGTCGCCAAGGGCCCAACGCCAGTCGGGATGGCCGACGGTGTAGGCACAATGGCGGATGAGTTGCGGGAAAGTGTTGGCGAGGTCGCGGGATGGAGCGTACGGCATCCCGCCTTCTTTGGGGCGAATCTGGAACACGGAGCGGCCTTTCTGTTATCAGCCGCCCAGATCGTGACGTGCGGCACAGGTCGACGTCAAGCGTCTCTATCCGCCAACCAACAGTTACAGAGCAGCCAGGACCAGGAAGGCCTGTTCGGTCCGCATGATATCCAGCAATTCGTTCAGCTCGACCTCATCATAGCGATGGGCTGTCGGCGCATCCTCATGGCGGGACGCCCGCGGGCCGTAGACGTCGAGAGCGGCCCGAACGCGGGCGCCGGGCAGGGCCGAGATTGACCAGGTGTAGGCACAGATCTTGCGTGCAGCGGAGCATTGCCCAGGAAACGGGTGCAGCTCCGACATCCAGCCCATGAGTACCGATGCCAGGATGCGGGCCGGGCTGGGGTTGTAACCGGCCAGAAAGACTTCGTTGACCAGGCTGGCCCGACGCGGGTCGTAGACCAGGTCCCGCGACACAGAGCCGGCTGCTTCGACAATCGGGCATGGGTAGGTCGCCCGCGGCTCCGGGCCGCCGGAGCGAATGGCGTCTTCGGCAGCCAGCAGGAAGCCGGCGAACGCGTCCAGGGGCGTGATGGGAGCGAAGTGGTGACAAAGAAAGACCGGCCGGCATGAGCCGTCATCGATTCGTAGCTCGGCCCGCGGGCCGTACACCGTCAGTTCGGACACTGAGCCTCCGTTTCTTTTCGGCCAGACAATTGCTCCAGGGAAACACCGGCCAGGTCCGCCCGAACGACTGCAGTCAGGCGACGGCCAACACCATCCAGGGCAGCGGCGCCGTCGGCTGGGGCAGCGTCGTTGACCAGCGGGCAGCCGCCGTCAATGAGGCCGTCCGCAGCCTCGACGATTTCCAGGAGGGAGATCTGTGACGCCGACCGGGCCAGCCAGTAGCCGCCGTCCGAGCCGCGGACGCTACGGACGAGGCCGCGGTCGGCGAGCGTCTTCAGGATCCTGCGGGCGAAACGCACCGGCACCTGGGTCGACAAGGCGGCCCGGTGCGACGGAATCGACGCCCGGGAGCCGTCGTGCTTGTGGAAGTAGATCAGGAGCACGACGGCGTAGGACGCGGTCTTACTGAACTTCATTTGGATTCCTTTAGCCGAGACCGAGGAAAGCTGCCAGCGACTGGTCGTCGGCCAGCTCCTCCGCCTCACGCAAAGTTGGGACCCGTTCGATTTCGTAATTGTTCTCGCGGGCCAACTTAATGAACTGGGCCGCATGCCCGTTGCTGATAAACGACAACACCGTCCACGACTGCTCGTGGCGGGCGGTAACTCGGAAGAACGCCGCCTCACGCGCTTCGAGCGGCGGCGGATAGCGGTCGCCACTGTCCAGTTTAACAATCACAAACCGGCCTTTGGCCATAGTGAATTCGGCTCCTCAGGAAAGGGCCTGTTTCTCGTCGCACTCCAGACACAGTCCCGACGGGGCACCAGGATCGTGCGGTGCTTCACGGCCGCACAGGCCGCACACCTTGAACTCATAGTCGCGGGCATGAGTGCCCGCAGGACAGGACAGGTAGCCGACCGGGCAGCGGTAACACGGGTGTGTGTAGTCATGCGGGCACGGCGGGTCCTCCTTGAGGCGGGCGCGGAAGAGGCGCCGGTTCCAGGTCAGAGCCCAGGAGGGTGACCGAACCTTGTCGAAGCCCGGCCGGCCGGGGCGACAGAATTCGGCCTCGACCATGACCTCGCAGCGCAGGCGCATCAGCTCGGTCGGATCACGGAAGCGACCCGCATCGCGCCGGGAAGGAAACCCCAGGGAGCGGGCCAGAACTGGCAGGAAGCGAACCGGCCAGGACTTCTCCGCAATAAGCGGACAGGCCGGGCCGGCAAGGAGACGCAGCCGGTACAGGAAAGCCGCGTCGCCGGCACGAGTTCGGGCCCTACGGCCGGACAGGAACTCGGCCGGGTGCCATTCGGGATCGCCGGGACCGCGCCACGGTGCCAGCGCGGTCCCGGAGCGCAATATCCCGATGTTGCCAGCCAGACGCCAGGCTGTCTCACGGGCGGTGCGGCGTGTGATCTGGCTGGACAGGAGAGCACGGGCCGAATCGAACACGGCCGCGACGGGTACGTTCGGCAGGAAGCGGCACAGGTCGTCGACCAGATGGTCGAAGCCGCCGCCGGACGGCTCCAGACCACAATGCGGCAAGAGCGCCCGGTACAGGCGGTCACGCAACCGCAGGACGCGTGCCACCGACCGGTCAGGATTGCGTTTCTGTGCCGCCATCAGCGTGATCAGCAAAAAGGCAGCTCAGATACTCGTGGGAGATTTCTTCCGTGAAACAACCGTCAACGACACGCAGGAGACCAACACCGTCGGCCTGGTAGAAGCGCTCGTAATTCCCATCCAGCCGCACGCCCAGCAGATGCAAGCCGTCGTGCGGCTGGATGGACGGAAGTGGCGAACCGACCACGCTGGTCGCGTCCAGGAACGCCTTGACGAGGTCCAGCATCGCAACGATGTCGCCGCCCGCGTTGCGGAAGCGACAGATGGATTCGAGAAAGAGCTGCGCCCGGCTGGCATCGACCGGCTGGTCGCTGTAGATGCGCACGGCCGGAGTGACATCAGCCCCAGCATGCGAGCGGAGGGAAAGCGTAAGAACTGTCGCACCGTCGTCGGCGCCGTAGGACTCAACAACGTAGCCGGATCGATGCAGACCGAGAAAAGCGGAACGGGCGGGATCGACGTCACCCATCGTGTATCTGCCTCGTTGTTACAGGAGACGTACAGCCATGCCTATCAGCAACCGTTGCTGATCGCCGATGGCTTCGGCGGGCACACCAACGGACAGGTGCAGCCGCCCGGGGCGGCTACCGTTTGGGAGGGCAAGTACGGCGCGTGCCGCCAGCTCCATGCTGAAGGCCAGCAGATGGCCAAAGCCGGCCGCTGTTCGGTAGGGAATCAGCGGCACAATGACCGCCTGTCCCAACTGCTGGTCCCACGGGCACTCGGTCAAAAGTAGTGGCCGATTGGCCACCAGCCAAGTGCACGGCGCGCCCGGGGCGATTTCGATCACATCGCTGACCCGGGCGTTGACCTTGTCCTTGTAGCTGTCGAGGTCCAGAAAGTGGCAGGTGACTTCCACTGCTAGTCCTCGTCGTCCTCGTCCATCTCGTCCGGCTCCTCAACCTCGCTCACCTTGGCGCGTGGCTGAACACCCTGACGACGCGACTTGACGTTGCCGTCGATCTGGCGCTTGATGCGATCCAGCTCGCCGGCGAGGTACTTGGCCGCCTCGATGGACTGGCGGACCGCGGCGGCCGCCTCCTCGACCTTCTTGGACAGGTCCTCGGTCTGGCGCTCCTCGGGGACGGCCTTGAACGAGTCGATCAGTTTCTGGCCGGCCCCCCAGTCGTCCTGGTAGGTTTTGTGCCACTCCTCGTTGTTGGCACTGATGTGCTCGAGAACGCCCAGGAAATTGGTCGGCTTGGACCGCGCCCGGGGGCGCTGGGCCCCCTGGGCCTCGCGAATCTTCTTGGTGACGTAGTCCGCCAGCTCCTTGGTATTCCAGGAGGCGGACAAGCACACGTCGAGCACCTTGTCGGCCTCGGAGTCATCCTCGATGCGCAGCAGGACCGCCAGGTGCTTGTAGTGGATCCGTGCACCTGTCTGCGAGTTGATGGCGGCCATGATCTCGTTGAAGCGCGCCGGCTCGTAGCGCTCGCGGATGCGGCGGGCCTCAGCGTAGAGCGTCTTGCCACTCTCGCCGAAGAAGCTGGCCAGCTGGATGTCCGACAGGGCGCCGTAGGTCGCCGGGTCGTTCTTGATGTCGAGAACGATCGAACCCAGCTCGTAGCGGCTCTGAAGCAAGCCGACGATCTCCGTGCTCGCCAGCTCGCGCATCTTGAGCGCCTGCGCGCGGAGCGCGTCGTTCATCTGCTCGAAGGCCGTAAGCTCATCCGGAGTCAAGTCTGCCGGAGCCGGCAGACACGGGATCGGCGGCGGCGCCGGGACGGGCAGGGTCGAATCCTGGATGACATCGACGCTGGCGTCGATGTCGTCATTCCGTTCAGCGCTCACGAATCACCTCAACTTTCTTGGCGCCGGCTGCCATCACGACAGCCGGATGACGCCGAAACGTCATCGGGTCGGTAGCAAGTCGCGGCCGGTAGTTGCGCCAGGTGGCGCGGGCCAGGACGGCGGCGGTAGCCGATGTAGTCTTCATATGAATGAATCCTCATCAATTGTACCGCTCCCGCCGTCATCATGAAATTCTGACGCGGTTGGTCCGCCGAGGACCGCACCGAGAAAATCCTTCCAGCCGACCAGGTGAGCCAGATCACCACCGGCTTTACGAACGTAGGCCACATGAGGGCAGGACACCGTCAAATCGGGCCGGTTGTGCAGGACGGCGTCGGTATGGCCGCGGCGGAAGACCACACCAACGGCCGAGTCTGAGCCGCCCGCCGCCTCGATAGCGTCCTCCAGGGCTCGGCCGGCCGGGCAACGACGAAATGTCGCACCGCGGCGGTCCGACAACGGGTCGGGCAACCGATGGTCATCGAGGACACGCACTGTTAGCGTCAGCGGCCAGAAGTCAAGCTCGTCGGCCAGCCAGGCAAAGAGCAGACCGGAAGAGCCGGTCACTTCGTGCCGTCGGGCGCGCAGACGAGCCTCCAACGACGGATCGCCGCGGGCGGCCAGAACCTGCTTGACCAGACGGGCCTCGTAAGCGTCGACTCGCCGGGCGGTGTACTCCTCCTGGGAACCGTCCGAGGACAGAAAGTCAGGCAGCGGCATCGTCGCCTTCTTTCTCCACCCCGAACCCGCCGCCGGCGACGGGTTCGGTTTCGGTGTCAGCGACAAGGTCGTCGCCGCCAGGGGGTAAGCCCCAGGCGCGGGTCTGCTCAGCCGTGCGACTGGCCAGGTAGGCCTCAATCGGCGGGTAGCTGCTGCGGCGACGGATGTGCAAAATGGGCTCCAAATCGGCAAGAATGTCACGCCGACCCTCGATGATCGTGCCGGCCGTGCGGTAATCGACTGGGTCGGACTGCGGCACACCCAGAGCATCCGACCAGACATGGTTGCCCTTATTGCCGCGTTTGCACGACACGAGGCCGATCAGATCCCGAGCCGCACGCCGCGACTCGGTATCCTCGTTATCCTCGCTCTGCATGGCCAGAAGCAGCTCAGTGGTGGCCTTATCCCAGTTCCAGGCCGTGTGCTGGATGCCGCAATCGAACCACCAGATCAGCTCGACTTCGATCTTGAGCCTGACTTCGGACGCCAGGCTGTTCTTGAGGGTCTTGAGACGGATACGGCGCCCCATCTTGCGGACGCCGTCCTTTTCGGACGGTTTGAGGTCATTGACCTTCGTCATCTCGACAACGAACGTCGAGTAGAAGCGCTGACCCTCACCGCCGGGCAGGGTGTAGGCGGGACCGTGACCGCAGCGGCTATCCTTGATGGCGTCGAGCAGGTGGTTGGTGACCACCAGGGAGATCGGCAGCCCCTCCAGACGCTGCGAGATATACCCAAAGTAAGCGTAGAACATCTTCGCTTCGGGCGAGAACTTCGGGTCGGCGTAGCCGTCCTTCTCGATCTGCTCGTCCACCTTCTTCGAGCGGGCACCGCGCAACGAATCCACACCGAAGCAGATCGGCGCCTGGTTGGGATTCTGTTCGTACGCCTTGCGGAAGGCACTGACGGCAAACGTCAGGCCCGATTGCCAGTGCTCGACCGTCTCGCAGGCCTCATACTTGCAGACGTTTTCGCGGTAGCCGAGAATGCTGTCGCGCAGGTCCTTGATGTCACGGCCCTCGGTGCCGCGGATCATACCGCCGCCACCGCAATCGGCATGCCAGCGGACGACCTCAGACAGGTAGGCGCTCTTGCCGGATTCCGTCCGGCCCACCAGCAGCGACACGCGCCCCAGGGGGTAGTGGGTGCTCTGGTACAGGAAGCGCTGGCTGAGGTGGTCCAGCGGCAGACCGACAATCTGACCGTCGGCGTCGGGCCGGGTGTAGATCCCCTTGGCCTGATAGGCCGACTCGGCCGCCTTCGCCATCGAGGCGAGGAGGACGCCCGAGTCGGCCATCACCACGTCGTCTTTATTCTTCTTCTTAGCCATTGGCATTCACCGACTGGTCGGTCGTCTGTTGCGTGTGCGTGGCGTTCTGGCGTGCCGCTTCCTGCTCAAGGCGGACGCGCGCCTCCGAAGCCGCCATGCGCCGGCGCAACTCCTCGTTGGCCTGCTGGGCCCCCTGGCCCGACGGCGGCAGCGGAGCCGCCCCGGCAGGAGGAGGAACCAGAATCGTAGATGCGGCTGGCTTTGCCGGAGCCGTACCGCCGCCGAACACCTCACCGGCCTGGCGCTCGAGGTCGCTTGCCGGCGGCGCGGCCGGAGTCGGAGTTTGAGTCGGAGCCGGAGGCGCGGTGTGGGCCGGACGCCGCGCCCCAAACCCAGTCGCACGCGGCGGGGCGGCCTGGCCGCCCGGGGCGGCCGGACCGGCCGGTGCAGCCGGTGCGGCCGGCGCCTGTCCTGCCGGCGCTCCAGCCGGCACCTGGGCCTGCTCACGACGCACACCGAGACGGCGCACATCGTCAGGAATCCAGGACGGGAAATCTCCCCAGGCGTAATCGAGGGCCGACAACGGCACCGGCATGATCTGGCCGCGGTAGTCCTCGTCGGCCGGGCCACACATACGGGCCACCAGGTGAGCCAGCTCCTCGTCGGACGGGAACCAGATGATGTCGTTCCAGTCACGCCACTTGGAGGCCACCAGGTCGCCGTAGTCGGCGATGACGTCGGCGCGGACCGAATCCGGCTGGTGCGAGTCGAGCTCGTTGGACAGGTACACGTTGTAGCCGCTGAAGTCGGAGGAAGCGGCCTGCTTCTGGACGCGACCGGCGTTGGGGTTCGCAGCACCGAAGCCGACGCGCTGCGGGGTGACCGTCTGGGCCGAGTCACCGAACATATCGCGCGGATCGAACTTCTGGTTAAAGATGTGCACGAAGCGGCCGGCCCGAATGTCGACCACATCCACGCCGGGACCCTTGAACATCTCGCGGGCAAAGGCCTTACGGGCCGATTCCGGCAACTGGAAGACGACCGACGGGTCGTCCTGGAGACCGCCGCGCGGCGGGTCGCCCTGGCCATCGTTGACCGTCATGGCGTGGCGTTCACGGTCGCGGGCGCCCGGACCCGGAGTCTCGTCCTTGACGAAGGGGCCCTTACCACCGCGGAAGACGGCGCCCTGGAAGAGGCCGATGTAGTCGGGCAGGGAGATTGACTGGCCGCCGCCCTTGCCCGTGACGCGGGTGAGCAGGCGCGGCCAACCGGCACGATCACCGGGGACGCGCGAATGGTCGCGCTCGATCAGGTTCTTCACCTTGGCGATCGCGTTGTAGAGCAGGTAGATCGGGCTCTGCGCCCTTAACTCGTCGACGGTACGGCGGTTGTTGTCGATCACACACGTCAGGTAGCGGCGACCCATGGCGACCACCATGGGCAGCTCGCAGTACCAGCCATTGGGGTTGCCGTCGGAGTCAAAGCAGGAGAAGAACCCGCCGTCATGGTTAGGGACCGGGTACGGGCGCACGACGTTGTCGTAGGCCGTGAAGTCCGGCTTCCAGAGTTCAACACCCTTGAGGCCGGGCTTGAAAACCCGATCGCCTGAGAAGTCGGTCCGCAAGGTCCGATTCTGCATGGCTGTGCGGCTGACGGCGAAGGGATTGTGGGCGGTAGGCGGAAGTGGCACGACGTTACCTTTCTGTTCACGGAGAAACGTTACAGTTCGGCGGCCGGGGCGTCGGTCGCGGTGACACGTTGAGACGGCGCTAGAGCGCCAATGTTAAGGGAGGGCCTTTGGCCGGCGTCAAGACGAGGCCATGACCGCGTAGGCCGCGGCGACGCGCTCACCTTCCTCAAGTTTCCGCAGGTGCATGACCTGGTCGTCAGTCAGCAGCGGCTCGACGGGGCTACGGCGGACATGCGAAGAAGTGATGCGGTTGACGTCGAGGTACGTGACGGCCGCCACGACATTGGCGGCCGGATCAGGCAGAGCGAGAGTAACCATATGCTCTGCCTTGCGCTTCTGGATG